ATGAAAAAAAGACTACTCTCGGCGCTTTTACTGGCAACTTCAGGCGTTGCGCTGGCGGCGCCGCAGGTGATTACCGTAAGTCGTTTTGAAGTGGGAAAAGACAAGTGGGCGTTTAATCGGGAAGAGATCATGCTGACCTGTCGGCCTGGCCAGGCGCTCTATGCGATCAACCCCAGTACGCTGGTACAGTATCCCCTGAACGATATTGCTGAACAGCAAGTGGCGGAAGGCAAAACGCGCGCTCAGCCTATTGCCGTCATTCAAATCGATAATCCGGCAAAGCCCGGTGAAAAAATGAGTCTGGCGCCGTTTATCGAACGAGCGGAAACGCTTTGTGAATTATCTAAATAGTTAACTGATTTTTAATAGAAAACCGTAAGTCTTCATGAAAAGGCTTACGGTTTTTTATCTCTGATGACAGACTCGGCGACAGATTTTTTCAATCACCTTCGTCACAAACTGGAAAACCTGGCGTCGTCATCTATTCTTAAAAGGCAAGGCGACTTAGCCTGCATTAATGCCAACTTTTAGCGCACGGCTCTCTCCCAAGAGCCATTTCCCTGGACCGAATACAGGAATCGTATTCGGTCTCTTTTTATTTTTCTTATAAAACAGTCACTTACAATCAGTAATCCGAAATTTTCCGAAATTTTTCCGAATTTCTGTATTCCGGTCTTTTTGGTTATATCACAATCAAATTAAATTTAACATTTATTTCACAACGAAAATTGGAGTATTAGAGCATCATATAAGCTTTATCATCACGCTCATCGAGATAGAGTTTCGTGGTGTTCGCTGATGTGTGGCCCAGGAGTTTTTGGGCGAACACCTCGCCGTGCTCGTTTTTGTACAGCCGCCCGGCCAGACTTCGGATCTCGTGAAATGTCGGTGGATTATTGCTGAAGTTAACACCGGAGGCTTTTCTTGCTTTTACAAATGTCTTTGTCAATCCATCCGGATGAATATTCCCGGTTGGGCTATTTTTCCTGATTCCGGCACTGATCATGAAATCAGTGCGGCTTACCAGTCGGCAGCGATCGATTACCGTTCCCAGACGTAACCCCGTCGCCCGAAGTGTCAGGGAGAGGGGAATGGCTATTTTCATTCCGGTTTTAATCTGAGTTACGTATAAGCGGTTGTCAAAAACATCACTAAATTTCATATTTACGATATCCTCCCTACGTTGACCAGTAACGAGCGCTAAATCCATCGCGAGAGGGAACCATGCAGGCATATGCTCTGCTGCCGCTCGTGTGGCGTTATACGTTTCCAGTTGCAGGCGTTCCCTGGCCACCTTAATCTCTGGTATCCGGGTTGCTTCCACCGGGTTTTTCACAATATGCCCTTCGACAATAGCCTCTCTGAACATGTCAGATAGAACTGATCTCATTGCTCCCGCCATAGTGTTTTTTCCCTCGGTTATCCACGACTCAAGAAACTTGGCAATGTGCCTAGTTGTTACTTCTGCCAGTATTATTTCCCCCATTTTTTCGCGTACGGTCGCTAATTGATTACCGCGAATCTTGTAGGTATTAACCGACAGACTCCGGCGCTGTAATAAAACCTCATAGCGATCAATCCATGCGGACACAGTGAATGAGTCAGTTCCTTTTAGCTTTTCAATAAGCGCCACTGGCGTGTGGTTTTGCGCTATAAAGTTGTTTGCCTCTATGGCCTGTGTGATAGCGTCCCTGCGGGCGATCTGACCGAGCGGAAATTCCTTGTCAGTTACCGGGTTGCGCCAGAAAAAAGATTTACTGGCCTTACGGTAGGTGAGGTTCCTCGGAAGGTTAGCATCGTACTTTTTTCGACTCACTGATCAACTTCTCCAGCAATGCACTCGGTTTTCCGGTGCGCCTGTTTGGGTGGTGCAGTTCAAGCACCAGTCCCACTTTATTCGGCTTGATATAAAACGCGTCCGGATCAACCCGATACGTCCTGCCATGTAATACTGGGGTCGGGTAAATATTTCCGTTTCGCGCCCATCGTCTTAGTGTTGTGAGAGGTGGTGGATCATCGGGATAATTTAATTCACCCCAGGTTTCAAGTCTCACAAAGCTCATAGTCATGTCTCTTTACTTCATGACCGCCGCCAACTATACGGCGTGGCGGTCGGTCGGGGTTGAACATCAATGATCAGGTTAAAATTTGAAGGACTGCTGACCGCCGCCCGGTAAAACTTTTACATCTCCGGCGCGCCGTCCTGTAAATCCTGCCCAATGCGCGGCGCGTATCCTGTCAGCCCGCTCTTCAGTCAGGCAGGGTTGCGGCAGAGCGGAGTTTTTCCGGTGCTCTGCAACGCGTATGGATTCGCCGGCTTCGTGTAACTTCTGGCACAGGGGGCAAAGGTCGCGTGTATCCATCATCCGGATCTTTCCATCGAAAAATATGTTGCCATGCCATGTAACGCAGTTCCGGCACACGGGCGCATCGCAGGTGAACATGGCTCGACATTTTGTAATGTGCCCGTGTTCATCCTCATCGGCATCCCAGCCGATGATCCCGTCACAAAGCAGGGTGGCCGGGGTGCCGCAGAACATACAGACAGGCTTCTTCATGCTGCAATTACCTCCCTCATTCAGGCTGTACGAATCCCGCCGCGTGAGCGGTGTTTAAAAGCATTTTTACGGTTAATTAATTATTCAGCAGGCGATCTTTATTCCTTAATACATTTAAACTCTTCCAGCGTGACTTTCTCTTCGCGAGATTTTCCGGCTTCAGTTCTGCCGGACAGCATTTTTTCACACTCGGCTTTATTCATTTTTTTGTCAGAAAAACGAACCCAGTTTGTCGGGGAATTACCCGGCTTTTTGACGATGGCGGTTATTCTATATTTGTACATTAATAAAGCACCTTCACTTCAGGCGGTCAGCGACCGCCAGCCTCCGTTATGCGGTCACGTTCTCTTCCACGCCAGCGTTTTCGACGACGCTGTACTCACCTGTGATGACAGACGCATCAGCCGGATCGATAGTCAGCGTCTCCTTTTCGTCCATTGATACCGCGCGCTGGATCTCAATGGATACAGGCAGGTATTTGAACAGGCGGCGTATGGCGGTTTTTTTTGCCATTTCCTCCCAGTGAGTAACCCACGGGCCGTTGTTACCGGCTTTGCTCTGTGCCCGGACCAGCTCTATCTGTTTACGGGTCATTACCTCAAACTGTGTGCCGCCATCTTTAAGGCGGGCAACGGCATAGACATGAGTAACCGGTGCATCTTCGTTCTCACCCGGACGGTGTACCAGCTTCTCTTCCAGACCAAACTCGAAGCTGAAATCGTCACCTTCGCGGACGACGCGCGCGGAAAGGCTGGCAATCTGTCCGGAACGGCGGGCAAGGTCGATCATTCCCCGGTAGCCAATAATTAACTGAACGTTTTTTTTGCCTGACTTTTCGTTTTTGTTTCCGAACGGCAGCAGATAGGCATGACCGAGCGCGCCGCCGGGCTCCAGCCCAAGTTGGGAACACTGAACGATGGCGCTGACAAAACTCATGGTGTCACAGTCACCCAGCGCCGGAACTTTTCGGATTTCCGTTGTGGCTATCCGGATCATGCGTTCCGCTGTCATGTGGCGGGGCAGCGCCGCCGCCAGTTGTTCTTTCATGGAAGGCTGGTTGATAAAGCTGATCACATCGTTGTTATTTTTCACTGCCGTCGGGGTGCGTGCTCCCTGTGTTTTTTGCAGGTCGGCTTTTGCAATAGGTGGCTGTTTAGGCATTTGTATTCTCCTTCGCCCAGCGGGGCAGTGATAAAGTTTTAATGGCAGGCCATTCATCGTTATTAAGGCATTCGGCCAGGGTTTGCAGATTGCGACGATATTCCCGCTGACCTGCCAGTTTTGCGTCTTCACCCATCATGAAAATCTCAACCGGGTAACGCCCACATTCGGCGGTTGTACTGGCAACAAGGAAGACGAAGGTGGGTATCTCACCGAACTGCGCCCGATAACCGTCGCTGTAGAAAGCGTCCTGTACATGGTAGCGATAGTCGTAATAAGCTGTCCTGAACCGCTGGATATCAGCAGTGGTTTTCACATCCATGATCCAGTGAAATTCAGGGATGATTTTGTCCGGACGGCACCGACACAAAATTTCTGTTTCCGGATCTTCCCAGTAGACTGATGATTCAGCATATCCGGCGCTTTCAACCAGCCACTGCCCCAGCGGTAACGCCATCACACTCTGGTACATAAGTTCGATTTTCCGGCCTTCTTCTGCCGTAAGCACGGTTATTCCTGTCCGGGCGCACTCTTCCAGAAAGGTTTTCTCTTCTTCTTTTCCTGCACTGGTACGGCGGTTAAACTCCGGTGCGATGATGAAGCGTTTACTGAATTCCTCTGGTTCCAGTACCCGGCAGTGAAAAGCCGTTCCTGTATCAAGAGACTTTGTTTTCTCCGTGTCCACGGGGGCATTTTTGCGCCAAAGATAAATTGCTGGTGTATCTGCGATATCATCAAGCTGTGATTTACTGACCCCCGGGCCAGCGTGATACGCCTCGTTAGGGATGTCATAGTAAATGCCTGGCTGTATATCATCAGGGACAGTGAAATTTCCGTTTTCTACGGGATCTGCCGCTTCGCCAGCTTCATCACCGCCAGTACCTGATCCACCGTCCGTTGTAATTTCCTGCCCTGTATCGCCAGCCGTTTCCTGCTGGTTGCTCTCTTTCGGCGTTTCTCCATCTCTTTCTGTTCTGGCTTCCGTTTTTTCGGTCTGGTTTGAGGGGGGCGGGAATAGCGCTGATACATCGAAAGTCCCGTCCGCGTTTCTGGTGACAGCCTCCGGCTCTGCTGCTGGTTGTTTTTCCTCCGGCACCACTTCTTCTTTTTCACCCTGATTTGAGGCGCTGTAATTGTTATGAACCCACTTCGGATCGTTCGGGTCGCTGATGCCTTCGACATATTCACCGCGCGCGGCTGCCAGTTGTTTACCAATATCAACCGGGTTTTTGGGTGGAATGTTTTTACGTGCTTCGTGCAGTTCTGCCCGTATTTTCTGGTAGCCTGCTTCTGTCTGGCTTACAGGTGGCTCATTCTCCAGCGGCTGCGGGTCCGGATGATGTTCAGTTGTGTCCTGTTCCACTGCTTCAGGCGTTGCTGGTTCATCTGCCAGTTCGCCTGTCGGGTACTGTTTTTCTTCATCACACTGAAATCTCCCTGCCTCAATATCCCGCAGACATTTGCCCGCCTGACGAAGCCTTGCTGCATTTTCTTCATGGGTTGTTGGGGTGTTATCAGGCACATATTCGTACCAGTCCGGATCGCGAACACCATGAACGGCAAGAAAGCTTTCGCACCACGTCCGGCGAAGATCAGGATTACCGTTATGTACGGCCTTTGGCGCTTTGCGTACCAGGTCAATAATGGTTTGTCGGTCGTAGCCTTTGATGTCGGGAATAATGCCCACTGTCATCGACATTCGCTTCCAGTCTTCCCGGTCTTCGGCGATGATACGTTTTGCAAAATCCATTGCAGGACGCAGGTTATTCAGATCCAGCTCCTCACAGAAACCACAAGCGAGCTCATAGTTAATCGTTCTGTGTGTCGGTTTTTCGCTACGGCGTGGACGTTCCGGCTTATTTACGTCGGCAACAATTACTTTATGTGGCCCGGTTTTTTTTACGGGTGCAGGTTTATTATTCAGGCGTTCAGCCCATTCCTTAATCAGCAGGCCGCGGTTAATGTGTTCAGCACTGAACCATTCCTTAAAAAACTTAATAGTGGTGCATAACTCAGGTACTTTTCCATCGACAGGAAATACCTGTTTATACGCATTCACTGCTTTGTGAATATCATGCTCGATAGCTTTTTTGAACGGCTCTACATTTTCTGCGGCGAGTATCAGGTTCTGGGCAGTGGTATTCTGAGTATCCATCTCCAGACACGCGATTTCTTTTTTCTGGTCTGTATCGACGTGATAAAGATATTCTCCATCGCCAATATACTGTGCCAGAACGCGATGGCGGAACGGCAGTGTCGCAACCACGGTCAGTTGAGGATTTGCTGGCGGGTTATGAGATTCCTGTATCCCGTTTTCTCCGGCAGGAGTGCCAGCACCGTCGGCGCGTTCTATTTCATCTGATTTAACAGCAGACGCTGCGCCGGGGATAAGTGTCAGGGTTTTACCGTCTTCGCCACCGGGTTCGCGGTTTTCACAAAATTTAGTATCAAAGACACCCTCGGGCGGAATGTCATTTTCTACCGGGAAATGTACGCGTACAGGTCTGGCAAAATCAGTTTCCTCAAATCCGGCAGCATCCATAGCCAGTTCGCCACGGGAGAGGGCGAGTGACTGCTTTTTAGCTGTACACCAGAAAAAACCGCCTTTAAAGCCGAGGCGTTTCCTGGCACTTTCATTTTTAACCTTGTAATAAAATGAATATTCTTCCTGCTTAATGCTCATTGTTTTTTAACCTCAGTTAAGATTAAAATCGTTTTGCCAGTGAAAATCCTCTCCGGGTGCTCACTGGTCATGTCTCTGGTGGTGGGTCTGGTCGCTCACCTCAGCATCGCCGGGATGTAAAGCCGGGGAAGCGCCTGCATTTAATGCAGGCTTTTTTCCTTTGAGGCCTCAGACATCGCCCGCGCAAAATCACTGGCAACAGACAAGCTCTTCAATGCACCAATAACCTCCCTGGGGACGTCTTTCACTTTGAGCAACATGGCTGCTGCGGCTATAGTGGAGTCCCATGCCCCTGTTTTTTCATCTGCATATGCAGTTATTGATTTATTTATTGAATAGCCATCTTCGTTTCTGCTTAATTCGTATGAATAGCCAATAACTACCGGCATATTGTTTTGCTCGCATATTTTAAATATACGGCTGGTGAGTTCTTTTAGTTCCTGTAATACTGCTGCATCAGGCGTTGTATTTTTCATTTTTATTTCCTTTTTCAGGTTGAGTGAATCCCTGCCATTGCTGGCATAGTTTTATTGTTTCAGTAAATGATTAATTAAAGTTCATGTGCCATCTGGTCATGGCTGGCACAGCGTTTACTGCAATATTTTTGTTTTTTACGTGAAATAAGCGTTCCGTGCATATATATCAGTTCATATTCGTATGCGGTCTCTTCCGGTATTGCTTTCTGACAATATGCGCAGTTAATTAATGTCGGGTCTCCTTTCTGGGTGAGTAGAGTATAAATTTTACGAATCAAGCCCGGTTTTCTGTTTATTGCAGTCTGCTGTTTAGCCGGACTGCGCATCCAGTCGGAACGAGGTGTAATGACAGGTATCATCGTTTTATCCTCTTTGCCTGTTTATAAGCGAATTTTGTTGGTGCGGTGCCTGGTGCCTCCAGGTGACGATAACCAGTTAACCATTACCGCCGACTACTATTTCCACCCACAACATGAAGGACCGTTATGTCTTTTTAACTGTGCCGCGTGCGCTTAGCCGCATTCACCACACCACAAAATTCGCTTTAAAAAGGGCGGAAACCAGAAAGGAATGAACTGGTACCGCCAAAGACTACACACAGCAATGTCACGGGTTCCACTCGCAACCGGAAGCGCACTGTCGCAGAGGATTAAACGACAGACCTGACAAGGGAAGGTTCTGCGTAGTGCGCTTTCGTGTTGCGCCGGATGCTTTTCTGAATCCGGCTTCCTGTCTGGCTCTTACTCACAATGGTTTCTTGTTAACCAGCGTCGTGCGCCAGCCTCTGTTTTGAAGGTTTTGCTTCTGGTGTACGTCATGGCGGTAAACGTACCGTCATTATTGGGAAATACGCCATAAACCACAGATTCATTGTTGCCTAAGTCGATTGCTTTCATTTTTCCCTCATCCGCTTAACGCCCGGCGGCGGAACGTTTTATCTACTGCGCTTGTTACTTAACAACAACTGCCGTCATGTTCGTATGCCTCAGGCTGGCTACTTAGCCCGACTCAGCAGCGGGATAACTCATGGTATTGTCCGGCTGTTATCTGGTCTGGCGTTGTCTTGATGAACCCATTAAACACGAAATGGCATGCAATTGTCAACACAATATGTGTTTTTTGATTGAGGGAAGGCATTCTGCTGGGCTTGAGGTAATAAAAAACCCGCCAGTGGCAGGTTTTAAACTATTCAGGTCAAGTCTTAAGTTAGTTTTCTGGTGGTTGAGTTGAGTTTTTAAGGCGATTTCTTAGGTACGTTTCGACATAGTCATCAATCTCTTTTAAACGAACCTCAAAGAGATCAATCATTCGTTGTTGCTCTGAGCTTGGTAACTGATTGAATAACTCAAGCAATTTTTTATGATGATCACTTAGCCATGCCTGCGAGGAGTCCTTTTCACCAAACAGAAGTTCGGGTGGGGAAATTCCTAGTGCTTCACCAAGTACAACTGCATCATACACCCCAACATTTCTACTTCCTGCTTCATAGTTTCCTATGCGTGACTGAGTCCATCCACAAATCTCAGCCAGTTTACCTTGAGACAGGCCGAGTTTTTGTCTGCGCTCCTTGAGGCGCATTGCAATCTCATCATTAAGCCGGCTGGCGGCAATTTTTTCATTTTCTTTTCTCATGGCTCCCTTTTATCACGATGCGTGATTTACGCAAAACACAAAACAGCTTGACCGTGCAACACAAAATGTGTTTAGAATTATTGACGGAGGTTTTAAATGAACAAAATTTCAACATACAGAAAGCAACTGGGGCTATCTCAAAGGCAGCTTGCGACTCACCTGGGATGGATACAGAGCCGTCTGGCGAACTACGAAGCAAACTTTCGCACACCCGGACTGGAGGAGTGCCGAAAAATTGTTGCCACACTTAACCATCTGGGATCTCGCTGCGTTCTTGATGATGTGTTCCCGCCTCATGTGAACGATAGCAGAACCATATTAGAGAAGGTGAACAACCATGATCACCCCTGAAACAGCCAGTCAGGCGTTATCGTCATGGCTGGCATATCTACAGATAACCCAGGAAACCGCCACGCAGCTGATCACCCGCGCATTCCTGGAGCAGCCGGCGCGACCGGAAATAGCGGTTCACCGTATCGAGCGTAACGACGGAACGGTGGATTACGACGCATGGCGCCGTAACCGGATAAACATTTTTCAGCGCTGGCGGAAACGGCAAACGGCGGAACACTGCGAGAAATTCTCTGCGCTGATCCCCGCTATTCTGGAGGCGATCCGCGAAAGCGCGCCGGAACTGCATAAACGAATAACGGCAGGACAGAGCATTGAATACCTGCTTTCACAGCTTTTAAAAAAACCGCAGTGGCAAGCGCGGTACTTCTTGGCGCGCCGCTGGCGGATTTTGAGCGGGAGTGTGACGAAGCCATATATGCGTTACAGGCGTTACGTAGCGGTTATCGCCAGCAGTACCAGAGACATGACCAGTGAGTAATTTTTATATATTCGGATCCCCCTGTAAGGGCGTGGTGAGGTTTTATGCGTGATTACGGAAAGGTGAATTCATCCTTCTGGACCAGCGAAAGCATACGCTCGCTTTCCGATGATGGCCGGATGCTCTCGTTATATCTGTTAACCAGTCCCCACGCCAATATGACCGGCTGTTTCCGTCTCCCCGACGGGTACGTTTGTGAGGATTTGCAATGGGATAAAAATAGGGTATCAGAAGGGTTTGAAGAATTATCCCGTAATGGTTTTGCCATACGGGATAAAGCTACCCGATGGGTGTTAATTCCCGGTTATCTGGAATGGAATGGTTTTGAAAACCCGAATGTAGCCATTGCGGCGTTGAAATTATTCCGTGATATACCGGATAAAATAGCCATTAAGTCACAGTTAGCTGATGGTATGAGGCAGGCTATATCAAGGTTTGAACCGGGTAAATTAAACGGTTTCGAAAGGGTTCTTGAAGGGTTTCAAACGGTCGTTGGGACTCCAGAGCCAGAGCCAGAACCAGAACCAGAACCAGATCCCATCTCTCCTGGTTCATCGCCGAAAAAAAACGATGAACCAGGCGGGAGTTATCCGGCTGAGTTTGAACTGGTCTGGCAGGAATATCCGAAGCGGGCAGGTGCCAATCCGAAAAAATCTGCATTCAAAGCCTGGAATGCCCGACGACGGGAGGGCGTCCTCCCCGGCGACATGCTCGACGGTGTCCGGCGCTACGTGGCGTATCTCGGTAGTACGCACAAGGCTGGTTCTGAATTCGTGCAACAGGCAGCGACATTTTTCGGGCCGGACAGGCATTTTGAAAATCACTGGGATATTCCTGTGAGGGGAGGTAGCGGTATGCCTGGTATCCCGGTTTCGCCGCCGGATAAAACCATTCCACCGGGTTTCAGGGGGTGACAGACCATGAAAAATATCGCAGATAGCGGGATTCTGGCCAGAATCAGGAAACTGGCGCCACAGTCTGCCGAACGCGCAGCACCGTTCCGGACGCCGGAGGAGTGGCGGGAATGGCAACTCGCCGAAGGGCGCAGGAGTTGCGAAGAAATTGATCGTCAGAATCGTCAGGCGAGGGCAGAAAAAATCTTCGGTCGGGCCGGGATTCAACGGCTGCATAGCGGATGCTCGTTCGCAAATTACCGGATACAGAACGACGGCCAGCGCCATGCACTCAGTCAGGCTAAATCCATTGCTGGTGAACTGGATACTGGCTGCACGAACTTCGTGTTCAGCGGGAATCCCGGTACCGGAAAAAATCATCTGGCCGCTGCCATTGGCAATCGTCTGATGAATGCCGGACGTAGTGTGATTGTTATCACCGTCGCCGATGTGATGAGTGCGCTTCATGCCAGCTACGATGACGGGAAATCTGGCGAGAAATTTCTGCGTGAATTGTGCGGGGTTGATCTGCTCATCTTCGATGAGGTTGGCGTGCAACGTGAGACCAGGAACGAACAGGTAACGCTGAACCAGATTATCGATCGCCGGACGGCATCCCTGCGCAGCGTCGGAATGCTGACAAACCTTAACCATGAAGCACTGTCGAAGCTGGCTGGTCAGCGTGTAATGGACAGAATGACCATGAATGGCGGGCGGTGGGTGAATTTTGACTGGGGGAGCTGGCGCCCGAACGTCAGCTATCTCAGGGCGGTGAAATAATTTTCCGGAGGGTTTTCATGGGCAGAAATTACACACTGGCGCAGAAAGCTGAAATACAGAAGCGCCTGACGGAACTGGTGCGAACACATGGTCGGATGACGTTTGGAGAGCTGCGGAAGATAACGGGGCTAACCATTTTTACAGCCCGTCACTACCTGGAAAAGGCGGAAAGTTGTGGGGATCTGTATCAGGCCGGGAGAAGCGGTATTTTCCCTTCGGAACAGGCTTTTCGGCTTTGGAAGCAGAAACGTGAAGATGCCAGGATTACCCGCTTTCTGAAAACGCCGGAAGGTGTGGTGAGTTCCTACGACCGGACCAGAAACGTTATCTGTACGGAGTGCCGGAACAGCGTGACGATGCAACGGGTACTGGCATTTTATCGGGGGAATTACCGGGAGGCGAAATCTGCATGAAAATTGAATACCAGGAAGGAGGAGCTGAGTCCCGTCTGGTTATCACCAGCGGTTTCCTTTGGTGGAGAAAACATATCCATCTGGTTGATGAAATTCTGCTGCGTGTACCGGAGCTGCGGGCCGTGAGTGAGGGTTTTTTTATCGTGACAACGACTGTCAGTGGATTTACAGCGGATGTGCTACGGGCGGAAATGATTGTTGAAGGTATGGGGTTCAAGGTGATGAACGCCGAAATGATACATAACAGTTGCATGGAGGCTGACAAATAGCTGGCGTAACACAGAGCGTTGAGTACAATTGCTGCGGGTGCTTGAGGCTGTTTGCCTGGAGCATTCGTGAAAGGCAGACAGAGAAAAGCCCCAGTTAACATTCGGCGTCTTGCAGGACGCTTAACATTAAACTGAGGCCACATCTATGCTCTACACACGTAGATTAGCCTCTTACGGACCGAAAGGTCAAGGAGAAGCAGGCTATGAAGCAGCAAAAGGCGATGTTAATCGCCCTGATCGTCATCTGTATCACCGTTGTAATGGCGGTGCTGGTAACGAGGAAAGACCTCTGCGAGGTACACATCCGAACCGGCCAGACGGAGGTCGCTGTCTTCACGGCTTACGAATCTGAGGAGTAAGAGACCCGGCGGGGAGAAATCCCCGCCACCTCTGATGTGTCAGGTATCCTCAATGCACCCACATTCAACTCGCTCCGGCGGGTTTTTTAATGTCCGGGAAATGAGCATGTCAAAAAATAACCAGTTTTAAGATTATAAATAGAACACAGAGAAAATGTCATGGTGTGCGGTCAAAAAGCAGTCATATTTATTAATAATGATAATTAGTAGTCTCCTATATATTAATAGTGAGAATGAAGGTGCTTTAAAAATGCTCAGGCTCGTTATTTATGGAGACACCGTGAAAAATTTAAATAAAACATTCACTTGTAAATATGCTGTTATTCGCCGTGATGACATGACAGTAATTGCTGAAATGGATTTTTTTCCTGACTGCAACCGGTCATTGATGTATCGGGATGGCCGCTATGTCCGGTTTCTGCCGTTGTTGCAAAATGACATCATGGGGAGCGATACCCTGATTAATGAGCTGACTATCAGGGCCGGTTATCATGAATAATCATCCTTTGTTATACTCGTCAGCGGGCTGAACTCCCAATCTACTGCGCCACCGGAGAGAACGATGGCGCATTTACAACTGGTCAAGCAAACCTCATCAGGGCTTCTGCTCCCGGCGACGCCGGAGAGTGGGGATTTCCTGCGCTCAGTAAAAATTGGTGAGTGGATACACGCCGATTTTAAGCGTGTCCGCAACTACGCCTTTCATAAACGATTTTTTAAACTCCTTCAGCTTGGTTTCGACTACTGGACGCCAACGGGCGGCGCGGTCACATCGCGGGAACAGAAACTTATCTCCGGGTTCGTTAATTTTCTTTGCGACTCCGCAGGCCAGGAATATACCCCGGCCCTGAACGATGCGGCGGAACAGTACCTGCATAAGATTGCTGTAAACCGAACCAGCGATGTAGCTCTTCTTAAATCTTTCGACGCCTTCCGGGAATGGGCAACCGTTCAGGCCGGGTTTTATACCGAGCATTTTTATCCGGATGGCAGCCGCGGGTGCCGGGCGAAATCCATAGCGTTCGCCAGTATGGACGAAACCGAGTTTCAACAGGTCTATAAGGCTGTGCTGAACGTCCTGTGGAACTGGATTCTGTTTCGTAAATTTTCCTCTCCGGAAGAAGTTGAAAACGTGGCCGCGCATCTGCTGGAGTTCGCATGAAAATGACATGGTTTCAGCATCCGGTGTGTACCACCGAAGAGGCGGATGAACTGGTGAAGCAGTACCGGCGCAGGGGGGGGTAAAGACGAAGCGCAGTCTGAACCATGACTGCATTCACTGGACGGTAAGCGCCCTGTTACCGGAGTTCGATCATGTGCCAGAACGGAGGCGTAAATGCTCTTATCTGAAATAAAAACTTACCGCAGTAAAAAATGGCTGGCAGCCGTCGGGCAGATTGAACAGTGCGTGTTGTGCGGGCGGTGGGGAACGCAGGTTGCACATCGCAATGAATTAAAGGGCATGGGAATGAAAACGGATGACTGCGCCACGGCGGCTATTTGTCAGGAATGCCATCATGAAATCGATAACGGCAGTCACCTGAGCAGGGAAGAGCGCCGGTGTCTGATGAACAGGGCGATCGTACTGACAGTGATTAAACTGGCACGTTGTGGGCTGATAACTCCGGCAACTATTAAGGGGTAAGGGGCGATAATGCGGGATATACATAGGATTCTTGAACTATGGGGTGCATGGGTAGCCAATAATCATGAAGATGTGGTCTGGTCACATATCGCCGCAGGCTTTAAAGGGCTTATTCCATCGAAAGTTAAATTCCGTCCGCAATGCTGTGATGATGATGCGATGATCATTTGTGGATGCATGGCCCGCCTGAACAAAAATAACAGCGACCTGCATGATTTGCTTATAGACTATTATGTGATGGGAATGACGTTCATGATGCTGGCGCGAAAGCATGGATGCTCTGATTGTCGGATAGGTCGATTGCTTCAGAAAGCCGAAGGGATAATTGATGGTATGCTGATGATGCTTGATATCAGGCTGGAAATGGAATAAATCCGAACTCTGATGCCCAGGGTAGACTGGAAGTGCGGACATCACTTCCGGGCGTCTGACTACTGAAAAAACAGTATGTCCAGAATGTCTACAGGTCAGGATGAAGTATTTCTATTCTTCCTCTGGAGAAGACGACTCCTCCTTAACCTGCGCTGAACGTAGCGCTTCACCTGACTCAAAATGCCGGTAGTCTGGTCCGTAATCAAACCACAGTTCTTCCCCGGCGCTGATGTCGCGTGTGGTGACGTAAAAGTTGATATTCTTCCCGACAAGCACCGTGCTGACGTTCTGTCTTGCTTCTGTCTCCGCTGTCCGGTGGGTAAATACCGGACTGTTAATCAGGCTGAGGATATTTCCTTCCGGCCAGGCGGACACCATGCGTTCCTGGCTTCGTGTGGCAAAATAATAATTACCGGCTTCCCTGCCATACTCTTTTTCATATTCACACCGTACCTTTTCGCTGTCCAGCAGGCGGCCGGAGTAGGGGCCCAGTACGGTAAACGCCGCCAGATCGGTTCGCGCGTAGACTGTACGCCCCCTGTAACCGTCGCTGTCATCAAGGGGAATAGCGACGGACATCATGGTATTCATTCGCGCATCATGCTTTCCTTCATTTTGCAGAAACCAGCGAATATCCTGATTAATTCTGGCTTTGGTCTGCCGGGATAATAGGTTAAAAAGAGGCCCCCACCGTGTAACCTGCAGGGTTTCAATCCTGCCTTCCGCCTGGGCCATAACCGATATTGTCGGGTCACGCCAGTGTTGCAGAATGGGCAGGTTATTGTTTATCTGGTGTGTTCGCCAGGTAACGTCATCTTCCTCTTCCTTAATCTGTTTTGCCGGCGGGGCTGAGATATCCTCTTTAGTCGAGGGAAGCGATCGTTTTTCACTCACGCTGACGGTTATCTCATCACCTGTGGCTGCGGATGTTGATGCCCGTGGACTGTCACTCGTGACGGTTGCGGACGGTTGCGGACGCGATGTGCCACTGGATGGTATCTCGCTGTCCATCGGTGCCAGATACTTTCTGGCGCTTATGTAGGATATCCCCTGCGTTTGCGCCCATGTAGCCCACCCGCCTGCCGCACGGTGCTCCTCTGGCGACATGTTAAGCCATGTCAGAAGTTGCGCCTGTGTGATGGGGGATCCCCTCTCTGCGGGGGCTTGCAGTCGTACTACCCCTTTGGGCGTCAGTCCTGTGTTTGACAGACAAATGCAGGCGCTACCGATGTCTATCCCCAGAGCCTGCGCCCACGTCATCCAGCCGCCGGCCTCGCGTTTCGCCTCCTGCGGCAGGTCCCGCCATGTCCGAATCTGCGTATTTGTAATAGGGGTACCTCTTTCCCCGGGCGGTTTCAGGCGATCTGTACCAAAGGGGGTCAGCCCGGTGCTTGTCAGAAAGTTTCCGGCACTTGCGATGGATATTCCCTGCGCTTGTACCCACTTTATCCAGCCGCCTGCCTTGCGTTTCGCCTTCTGTGGCAGGTCCCGCCATGTCCGAATCTGCGTATTTGTAATAGGGGCACCTCTTTCTCCTGGTTGTTTCAGGCGATCTGTACCAAAGGGGGTCAGTCCGGTATTTGTCAGAAATTTTCCGGCACTTGCGATGGATATTCCCTGCGCTTGTACCCACTTTATCCAGCCGCCTGCCTCGTGTCTTGCATCCTGTGGCAGGTCCCGCCATGCCTGAATCTGTCTGTTCGTGATGGAGAAACCTTTCTCTCCTGGCGGCTGCAGCCGTTCCACTCCGAGGGAGGTCAGCCCTGCATTTGTCAGATATTGTTTAGTACTACTGATGGATATTCCCTGCGCTTGTACCCACTTTATCCAGCCGCCGGCCTCTCGTTTCGCCTCCGGTGACAGGTCCCGCCATGCCTGAATCTGTGCATTTGTGATGGAGGAACCCTTCTCTCCTGGCGGCTGCAGCCGCTCCACTCCGCGGGAGGTCAGCCCTGTATTTGTCAGATATTGTTTAGCACAACTGATGGAGAACCCCTGAGGCTGCGCCCATGTTTTCCAGCCGCCGGCCTCTCGTTTCGCCTCCGGTGACAGGTCCCGCCATGCCTGAATCTGAGTATTGGTAATGCGGCTTCCTTTTCGGCTTGCTCCGGCGCTCTCTTCTGCTGTGGTCGCTGCCGGGTTACCAGCGCTAAGCGGCAATACTGTGCAGTCAACCGTCTCTTCCTGAGATTGTGTCATGTGCCATTCTTGGTCGCTCAGGTGAAGTGTGACGGAGGGAAAATCGCTATTTTTACCGGAGGCAATCATGCAGATGGTTTCACCGGTACCGAGTATTCGCTCTGCGGTGAAGTTATCCTGCCGTCCCGGAGATGCCAGCGCCTTCAGCCTTAAAAAATGCTTCAGCCTGTCCGGTGGCGACATTCCCTCATCCGGCTGATAAAAAGCGCGAAAGCACTGTGCGGCCTCATCCTGAACGGGCAGGGAGAACCAGTATCTGATACTGTTCCACCTCTCGCTGACGTCGGGGGATGGTGCGCTGCTGCCTGTCGGTGGGCGAAATTGGATAACAGCTCCGATACCCCGCATAGTACCTCCTGCTGATGCATATCTGGTTTTAAGATTAACAAAGGGACGATACCATCGCTCATTATTCTTTTCTTTTAAATTAAGACCATCAGGACTAACGTACCCCGACTCAGCCGGGTACCCAAAAAAGAAGGCACCAGGTCACGGTTTGAGGTTTTGCAGTTGCTATATCATTTAAAAATATTTTTATCTATAATAAATAGTCAAATATTTACAATCGTAAAAAATTAAATATGCTGTTAAGAGTGATTATTTCGTCATAGTGTTTAAACCAGAAGCTAAGCGGGATTGTTACTTCTTTTTCCGGGAAACTTTTACAGGATAATTATACTGTTCTTTCAAAGTGAGGGAGGACGTATGAAAGAAGGCTACTACTGGATTCAGCATGTAGGTGTTGTACAGGTGGCGTATTACACGAATGACACTGTAGATGACCTGGAGTCAGGGCAGGTATCGTAGGTGTATGGCATCTGACAAGAGGCGATGATATCTGCCATAACGGTGAAGCAGAAGTACTGTCGGGGCCGTTACAACCACCAGCTTAGATATAGAACGCGCTGGCAGCGCCTGGAAGACGGCTTGAAATATTAGCTGCGTAAATCATACCCCTGATTTTCTGTATACCACTGCCGCGTAGCGGGGATCGGCTCCCGCACCCATCATAAGGCTGCGCTATTGCGTGGCCTTTTTTATTTCCACTTACCCGACATCCGGGTAGTCCATTCCCGGACAGGGGAAGTTATGACAATAGATAAACATACGACATGGCTGGCCTACATCTGGGCATTAATCAGCGGCATATGCGCCCAGTGGACGTTAAACGACTATGGCGCGCTGATAGGTATTGTTCTGGGTATTGGTACGTTTCTGGTTAATAAGCATTACAAAAAGAAATCAGAGCAGGCTCAGGCAAGGCAGGCTGCCGCGATGGAAGAGCGTAACAGGCTAATCGCCCGGATTCTGGAAAAAAACGACCATGACAGCACGTTAAAAATGCTGGCGGTATCTGAAATGCCGGAGGGCAGTAATGGCGCACAGGACAAAAGTTAAATACGGTCTTTCCGCCGCCATGCTGGCGCTGATTGCCGCCGGTGCCAGCGCACCGCAGCTACTCGACCAGTTTTTACAGGAGCGGGAAGGAAATACGCTGGTGGCCGTTCGTGATAACGGCGGCGTCTGGTCAGTATGCCGTGGCGTGACTCGTATCGATGGTAAACCCGTTGTGAAAGGCCAGCGACTGACGCAAAGCCAGTGCGACCATTACAACGCCATCGAGCGGGATAAAGCGCTGGCATGGGTAAATAAACATGTTCACATACCGCTGACCGAACCGCAGAAAGCCGGTATTGCGTCGTTCTGTCCGTATAACATCGGTCCCGGTAAATGTTTCCCGTCCACGTTTTACCGGAAGCTCAACGCAGGAGATCGCAAAGGAGCGTGTGCAGAAATCCGCCGTTGGGTATATGACGGCGGCAAAGACTGCCGCAACAGGGAAAATCAGTGTTACGGCCAGGTGATACGACGCGACCAGGAATCGGCGCTGGCGTGCTGGGGTATTGATCAATAAATTGTTGTCAGCGGAATAATTCACCAAAAAATGACATGGCGCCACAGGGGTGGATAACACAAAATCTGCCGATTTCTGATTTACGAAGGATATAAAAGCGAAAACCCCGATTGCTGCAAACAGTCGGGGTTTTCTGTTTCTGCACCTTGATGAAGGCAAGGGAGAACCTGTGATTGATATTAGCAAACTGATTAGGGAGTTGCGACTAATGATTGAGCAATTACCAAACTGGAAATTTATCCTGATCTGGCTGGTACTGTTTGTCGCCGCTATTGGCTATCTGATAGGACAAATCCGTTGGTGGTGACATGAATCGTATAACCACCGGCGTAATAGTCTCGTTACTGGTAGTGATCGCAGCGCTGGCATGGGCAACAGACCATTACCACAGTAACGCGGTACGGTTCCGGCAACAGCGGGACACAGCCACTCACAACCTGAAGCTGGCGAACGAGACTATCAGTGATATGCAAACGCGCCAGCGTGACGTTGCCGCCCTCGATGCAAAATACACGAAGGAATTAGCTGATGCACAGACCAGGAATACTGATTTGCAGCGCCGCCTTGCTGCTGGTGGCCGGGTGCGCGTCGAAGGGCGATGTTCAGTGCCCACCGAGACCGAAACCGCCAGCACCAGCCGCGTGGGCAATGCTGCCACCGTCGAACTCTCTCCAGGTGCTGGACAAAACGTTCTCGATATCCGCGCCGGGATCATCAGCGACCAGGAAAAACTGAAGTATTTGCAGGAGTACGTTCGCACGCAGTGCAGATAAAAAAATCCCCGCAGGAGGGAAAAGAAGCTTACCTGCGGGGGAGTTTCAGAAATGCATAAACATGACAATGTCTCTGGGTCTGCGTACTACCACATCGCGTTTTTATCGTACTGATATAAGCCAGTTTTCGTACACCTCAAAAACGTAACCAGACGCTAAAAACTGGTACACCTCATGAAAATAACCCAATGGCTGAAAAGCCTCGTCCATACGGAGCAAAGAGAAATGCCGGATATGAAAGATATCGTCACCGACGACATGGTGAAAAATGCCCTCAAATCAGACGCTGTTACCATCGCAGTTAAAACGCAGATTAAATCCCCTCTGGATCAGCAGATTGACGCCGCTGTCGATACCGCATTGACCGATATTCTCGGTAGTGATGCTGATAATACGGTTATGCAGTAGGTGAGATCAGGCATTACAGCAGTCCTTCAGTGAGGGGCTGCGATAATGGTTAATCACAGAGAACATAATCATGGCAAAACCGGACTGGGAGGCCATCGAGACGGCATACCGGGCCGGAGTGATGTCCCTCCGTGAAATTGCGTCACATCATGGTATTAGTGAAGGTGCTATCCGCAAGCGCGCAAAGCGTGATGACTGGTCCCGTGATCTTAACGCCAGGATTCAGCAAAAGGCTGACGATCTGGTACGCAAACAGGAAGTACGCAAAACGGTACGCACCAAAACGGAACTTACAGAACGCGTACTGATAGAAGCCACAGCGGAGGTAATAGCCTCGGTTCGCATGGAGCACCGGGGCGATATTCGCCGGGCCCGGGAACTCACAAACACGCTTTTTGATGAACTTGGTGCGCAGTGTGCTGATGTGGGGGCGCTGGAGCAACTGGGTGACATCATGTTCGCTCCTGACGATAAAGGCCGTGACCGGCTCAATGAAACTTATCAAAAAGTCATCAGTCTGCCTTCCCGTGTGAAATCTCTGAAAGACCTGAGCGACAGCCTGAAAACGTTGATCGGCCTGGAGAGAGAAGCATGGAGTATAGGTGCTGTCAGTGAACCAGAAAAAACGCCTCTACCAGGAAAAAATACTGATCTGACAACTGATCAGGCAGCGGAATTGTACAAAAAAATGATGAGTTGATTATGCCTTTACCATTCCCCTTTGACTTCAAAAATCCTGATTATGTTCAGGTTTTCGAATGGCGAATGGAGCGTCTGCAACGTATCAGGAAGGCACCCGAAACTCTCCCTGCTCTCAGGCAGTTTTACCGTACAAACCCGGCGCAGTTCATCATCGACTGGGGCATGACTACTGACCCGCGCAATCTCGATTATGGTCTTCCGGTCACCATCCCTTTTTTGCTGTTTCCACGGCAGGAGGAATGGATCGACTGGATTATGGAGCGCTCGCGTAACCATGAGAATGGTCTGACTGAAAAAAGCCGCGAAATGGGGTTGAGCTGGGCATCTGTCGGTCTGGCCAGTGCGTTATGTCTGTTTAACCGTGAAATGGTTATAGGGTTTGGCTCCCGTAAAGAGGAGTATGTCGACAGCACGGTTGATCCAAAAGCGCTGTTCTGGAAAGTACGCAAATTTATAGCAACTCTTCCTGCCGAGTTTCGGGGAGGCTGGGACGAGAGAAAGCATTCACGTTTTATGAGCGTGGAGTTTCCTGACACTGGCGCGGTAATTAAAGGAGAAGCTGGCGATAATATCGGGCGCGGTGACCGTACTACGCTTTATTTTGTGGATGAGGCCGCCTTTCTCCAGCGGCCATTACTTATTGATGCCGCGCTTTCCCAGACAACTCGTTGCCGTATCGATCTCTCATCGGTTAACGGCATGAACAACCCCTTTGCGCAGAAGCGGCACAGCGGAAAAATCCCTGTGTTTACGTTTCACTGGCGTAGCGACCCGCGTAAGGATGATGAGTGGTACCGCAAGGAGTGCGAGAAAATTGATAACCCGATCATCGTTGCCCAGGAGCTGGATCTTAATTACCAGGCATCGGCAGAAGGTATTCTGATCCCATCAGAATGGGTACAGGCTGCGGTTGACGCACATATCAAACTGGGGATTCAGCCCAGCGGTCAACGGCTCGGTGCAATGGATGTCGCCGACGAGGGGCGGGATAAAAACGCCTGTTCCCTTCGTTACGGCTTCCTGCTGAATGATGTCCAGGAATGGTCGGGTAAGGGTAGTGACATCTATGACTCCGTGGTTAAGGTCTTCGGCCTGTGCGATGACTTTGGCGCCGATGAGTTCCGCTTTGACGAGGACGGGTTAGGCGCTGGCGTTCGTGGTGATGCACGCGCTATCAACGAACTGCGGGAAGCTGAGGGTACAGATCAAATTACTGCCACACCATTCCGGGGGAGTGGAAGCGTTTTTTATCCTGAAAATGAAGCTGTTCCCGGTGATAACGGCAAAACGGCACGTCTGAATAAGGACTTTTTCGCCAATGCCAAAGCTCAGGGCTGGTGGCATCTTCGCAAATTATTCCGTAATACATTTCGTGCGCTAAAGGGCATGGAGTATGACCCGGATGAGATTATTTCCATCAGCAGCACGATGGAAAATAAAGACAGGCTTTTGATGGAACTGTCACAACCCACCTGGTCGAAAAATGCCGTCGGAAAAATTCTTGTTGATAAGCAACCTGACGGGACGAAATCTCCTAACCTGGCAGACTCAGTGATGATTGCTTATGCCCCGATGGAAATGCCCGTCGTAATTTCTGATGATTTTATGGAGTGGATTTGATGTGGCTTTTTAAACGTAAAAAAACGGTGATACCGCCAGAAAGTCCGCCTGAACCACATCCGATGACGATCAGCGATGAGGTGGTTGCTGAGGCCGGGCAAAAACCGCAGCGTGAATTTGTTCGCTATGAGCCACCGCCGGGAGTCATTCCCGAAGACATACGCAATGCTGTACTGGCAATGGACTCGACTCCCTACGATACACTGAACAGCCAGTATCCTGATTTTGTGTACGGAGGATTTCCGGGCTATCCGTATCTGGCACTTCAGGCGCAGTTACCAGAGTACCGGCGCATGGTCAGTGTGATTGCCGAGGAGATGACCCGCAAATGGATAAAGGTTAAGGCGGTCGGGGAAGGGGACGACAGCCGCGCGCCGCGCATAGCGCAGCTTACTGATGCACTGGAGCGCTATAACGTACGGGATGCCTTCAGGCTGGCGGTGGAGCATGACGGTTTTTTCGGACGAGGGCAAATTTATATCGATGTGCGTTCGCCATCGGGTATGTCGGCCTGGACTGACCCGGCGGAGCTGGAGTCCAGGCTGTTTATTTCAGACAAAAAAATCCCGAAAGGTTCTCTGCTGGGGCTTCGTGTTATTGAACCCGTCTGGACGTATCCGGGTATGTATAACGCGGATAATCCGCTGAGTGATGATTTTTACCGTCCGTCCGAATGGTACGTAATGGGAAAAACGGTTCATGCCAGCCGCATGATTGATCTGATTTCCCGCCCGGTTCCGGACATGCTGAAGCCGGCCTATAACTTTGGCGGCCTGTCACTGGTTCAGATTGCCGAACCTTACGTCAACAACTGGCTGCGTACACGCGACAGCGTGGGCGATATGCTGCATTCGTTTTCGCTGAGCGGGATCATGACGGATATGAGCCAGGCGTTAACGGGGAAAAGGGACCCGAATTACGCAAAACGCGCGGAGCTGTTTAACCGTACTCGTGATAACCGCGGGTTGTTGATGCTGGACAAGCAGAAAGAAGAGTTTTTCCAGTTCAACACCCCTCTGAGCGGCCTCGACACCCTTCAGGCGCAGGCACAGGAGCACATGTTCTTTGTCAGTGCCATACCGTCAGTAAAGTTCGCCGGGCTGAGTCCTACGGGACTGAACGCGTCGAGTGAGGGTGAAATCCGTGTGTTTTACGACACCATTACCGCGCTTGCCACTCGTCTTCTGAATAAACCGCTGAAAAAGGTGCTGGATATTATCCAGTTGTCTGAGTTCGGCGATATCGATCCTGATATCACTTTTGAATTTGACCCCCTGCATGAACTGACGCGCGAGCAACTGGCGAATATCCGTAAAACTGAAGCGGAAACAGATCAGATTTACGAGAGCGCCGGAGCGGTGACCAATAACGAGGTACGCGAACGGCTGGCTACTGCACCGGACAGTCCGTACAGCGGTATTGACCTGAGCGGAGAAATCGAAATTGACGACACCGAAGAAAATCCGCCGCAGGACCCGAACGCAGACCCTGAGACGGATTTCACCCAACGCGGGGATTGAGGCCTGGTACCGCAGACAACTGGATAATGCCGTCAGTGAGATGCACAACAGCGTACTTTACTGGCTGCGGGCTGAGTACCGTAAAACAGACCTCGCGCAGGATGCGTCCCCCGTTAACCTGATGCGTGGTGCCATGCAACAACTTGCCAGGCGCTGGCAGAAAAAGTTTGACGAAATGGCCCTGCGGCTGGCGAGGCGGTTTGCCGGTGATATCCTGAAAAACAGCGATGCGTCACTGTCAACGGCGCTGAAAGATGCCGGTTTTACGGTTCCGTTCCGGATGACGGCGGAGATGAACACAGCGCTTCAGGCCAGCATCACGGAGAATGTGAACCTCATTCGCTCCATCCCGCAACAACATCTCACTCAGGTGGAAACGCTGGTCATGCAGTCTGTTGGCCGGGGGCGTGACCTGAAAACCCTGACCGATGAACTGGAACAGCGCTACGGCGTTACGCGACGACGCGCGGCGCTGATTGCCCGCGACCAGAACAATAAAGCAACCTCGGTAATGCAGTCGGCCAGACAGCGCTCGGTGGGCATCACTGAAGGTATCTGGCGACATTCCCGCGCGGGTAAAACATGGCGTCCGTCACATGTGAAAGCAAATGGTAAGCGGTTTGACCTGAGCAAGGGGATGTTTCTGGATGGTAAGTGGGTACTGCCGGGCGAAGAAATCAACTGCAAGTGCGGCTGGGAGGCCGTTATTCCCGGACTGGAGAAAAGATGATTATTACCGAAATGCTGGCGTTTGACCGGGCATCGGTAAGGCAGTTCGATAAAGTAGGTCGCCTCCAGATTGAGCGCAGTAATCTCAGCAAGGCGAACGTCTGCGGTTATTTCGGGCATGAAATACCGGGGGCGGAAGCACTGGGACTCGACCCTCAAAAACTTTATCAGCTTTACCGTGACCCCGATGAACTGCGCAAGGCAGTTTCAACCTTCAACAATATTCCCGTCCTGTGCCGACACAAACCCGATTATCCGGGCGCGCCCGCGCGCGAGTACCGGGTGGGGACGACTCATGCCAACAGCGAGTTTGACGGTACCTATCTGGTTAACGGCATGTCCATCTGGGACAACTCCGCCATCGCGGGGATAGAAACGGATGAACAACGGGAAATCTCATCGTCATATGCCTATGTGGCAGATATGACGCCCGGAACCACCCCCGACGGTGAACCGTATGACGGCGTTATGCGGAATATCGTGGGAAATCATGTGGCGCTGGTCGGCGATGGCCGGGCGGGGCCGGACTGTCTTGTTATGGACTCTCTCCCTCAGGAGCTAAAACGCATGAAACTGAGTAAAAAAGAAGTGGCGGTACTTACCGCGCTGGGAACCTATCTTGCGCCGCGTCTGGCACAGGATGCGGCTCCCAGGGATTTGTTACGCCTGATGGCGCAGCATAAGCGCCCGGCAGCTATCGCCAGCGCGGTAAAAACTGCCTACAGCGAACGGCTGGCACAGGATATGGATATTGAACCGGCGGAGCTGGCGCAACTGATGGAATCAGCAGAAGCCGTGCCGGAGCTGGCCGGGGATGATGATACCGGGTCAACTGACGAGCCGAAGGCATTTGATACCGACAGCCTGATGGAAAGTGTACTGGCGTTGCTGTCCGGCAAAGTTCCTGATGATGTGCTGGAAAAAATTAAATCCGCACTGGCTCCGGCAACTGACGAAGACCCCGAAATAAAAGAGGCTAATGTGAAACCCGACGATGTGAAAGTCGATAAACCCGCGATGGATGCGGCAATCCGGCTGGCAACTGACCAGGCAACGAAACGGGCTGCTGAAAATTTCCGCGCCGTTCGTGTGGCTGAAACCGAAGTGCGACCGCTGATTGGCGATGTGGTGGCGATGGACTGCGCCGAAGAGGTTTACCGTACTGCGCTGGAGCAGACGGGGATCGATATCCAGGGCATTCACCCCAGCGCGTACCGCAGCATGGTGAAGTTTGCCGTTGAGCAGAAACAGACGGCTAAAGGTCCGCGTGTTGCGATGGACCAGGCCAGCGCATCGACGTTTGCGGCAGATTTCCCCGGTGCAAAACTGAAACGAGGTTACTGATATGAATACTTTTCAGACACATATGAACCAGTACCCGGCACCGGGGATTCCAGGGGCATTTGCCAGTGATAACCCTCACGCCTCGTATGTGGCGGGAGAGGGCGCGCTGATTACCGGCCCTGACGGACTGGTCATTGCCCGGTTTGCCTGGGTAACCAAAGGCGTTGCCTCCAATAAGGGAACCGGTGCGCCGGCGGGTTTTGTTCCGCGCGACGGGCAGGCTTCCATCGTGGAATGGCTGGCCGGCGACTCGAATACTATTTACCCGGGACGTGAATGTACCCTGATGGTATCGGGGGACTTCTGGGCGCTGACCACCACCCCCGCGACGGTCGGGCAGAAAGTTTTTGCCTCCCTGACTACAGGCGAAATCGCCACGGGGGCAGCAGGCGCCACGATGGCGGGGTTTGTCGAAACCGGGTTTACCGTTGCGCAGGCAGCAGCGGCGAAAGAAGTGATTAAAATCAGTACCTGGAGCAAATAATGAATAAATTTAAACAGCATTATGCGACGGTAAGCCGCGACTACGGGATTATCCTGCCCGGTGCGCAGGCTTATCTGCCACCGGAATACGCCGCCGATTACGGACTGGCGATGGACGCGCAGCCTGCGCTGGTCACCGCGGCTAACAGCGGTATTCCTGCATATTTCACCAATTACGTTGAGCCAGAACTGATCCGCGTGCTGGTGACACCGATGAAAGGGGCTCAGATTCTGGGCGAAACCAAAAAAGGTGACTGGACGACACTGTCGGCACAGTTCCCGATTGCAGAATCTGTCGGGGAAGTGAGTTCCTACGGGGATTACAGCAACAACGGGGTGGTAAGCGCAAACGTCAACTGGGTACCGCGTCAAAGTTACCATTTTCAGACATTTACCGTATGGGGCGAACGTGAGCTGGAGATGTACGGCGCAGCCCGTATTGGCTGGGCGGCTGAGCTGAACGTGGCGTCGGCACTGACGCTGAATAAGTTCCAGAATAAGTCCTATTTCTATGGTATTGCCGGACTGGCGAACTACGGTTTGCTGAATGACCCGTCGTTATCCGCACCGATAACCCCGGATACCGTGGACGGTAAGCTGAAGTGGGACGACAAGGACGGACAGGGCGTGTATGACGATATCGTGAAGCTCTTTAAGCAACTGGTGAAACAGACGCAGGGACATATCGAGCGTGCCGACAAAATGAAGCTGTGCATGTCGCCGCTGGCGGAGGTGAACCTCACCAAGACCAACCAGTACAAGGTTAACGTGTCCGATCTGCTGGCGAAAAACTTCCCGGCGATGACCATTGAGACGGCGGTGGAATATACCTCTGACGCTGGCGAGCTGGTACAGCTTATCGCGGAGCGTCTGGGTGAACAGGATACAGGCTATTGCTCTTTCACTGAAAAAATGCGCGCCCATGCGGTAGTGACTGAATCATCTGCCTGGAAACAAAAAAAATCTGCCGGTACCTGGGGGGCGATTATTCGCCAGCCGCTGGCGTATGCACAAATGCTGGGGGTGTGAGTCATGGCTGAAATGGTAACAGTGGGCTGCAAATTGCCGAACGGTCTGGTGCTGGAAGTGGGACCGGAGCGGGTACAGGTAGCAGGCTGGCGGAATAACGCCGTTAAAATCGTTGGGGGTTATGGCCTGACGCAGGTTGAAAAGGCGTTCTGGGAAGCCTGGCTGGCGGAGCACGGCCAGCAACCTTATGTGAAAAACGGCGTTATTTTTGCGCAGGATAAGGCGAACAGCGCTGCCGCGCAGGCTACGGAGCAGGAAACCGTGAAATCCGGCCTTGAACCGCTGCCGCAGAAAGATCCGGCTCCGGGCATTAACCGCAATGACGAAGTGATGGACAAACCTCAGGAGTAAAACGGTATGGGTACGGTAACGTTTGACTGGCAGGCATTTTCGGCCCTTTACCCTGAGCTTTCCGCTGTTGGTCAGGTTTCCGCAACCGCCATGTTTGGTAAAGCGACCACGTTATACATGGATAATACGGACGACAGTCCGGTTACCGACCTGAACGAGCGGGAACAGCTTTTGTTCCTGCTGGTTGCTCACCTGTGCGCGTTGCGTGGATTCGGCAAAAGCGGTGACGAGCAACCGGAGCTGGTGGGACGTATCACCAGTGCATCGCAGGGTTCAGTTTCCGTCTCCGTGGACAATAGCGGCAGTAACGATGCGTCGTGGTGGTATCTCCAGACACCTTACGGCGCTGATTACTGGCAGGCGACGGCGCCGTACCGTTCAATGGAGTATGTACCGGGCGGTTCACCTTCGCGATATCCGGGGCATTATTACCGGGGATACGGGAGGGGGCGTCGATGGTAAACAAAGTCACGGGCGGCAAACAGTTCAGGCAGAGGCTGAAACAGACCGCAGATAACCTTAAATCGGGCAAAAGCCTCAAAGTGGGTTTTCTTGAAGGGGCAACTGACCCCGATGGTACGCCAGTGGCTTATATCGCCGCCATTCAGGAGTTTGGCGGTAGTGCGGTTATACCCGCCCGCGAGCAGACGCTCCACTTTCGCTATAACGAAAAAACGGGAGAAATCGGGCACCGCTTTGTCAAAGCGGGTAAGGGTAATTTTGCTCATGATGTGGTTATTCCTGAGCACACGGTCACCATTCCACCCCGTCCTTTCTTCCGTAAGATGATCGAACATAAAAGCCCTGAATGGGGCGAAAAAATGGCGACGCTCTTACGCACGAATGATTTTGATACCGCGACCGCGCTGGTGTACATGGGGGAGCATATCAAAGGGCAGTTGCAGATGTTTATTCGCGACTGGAAAAAGCCACCCAACGCCGCATCCACTGTCCGGCAAAAGGGCTTTAACAACCCGCTTATTGAAACCGGTCATATGATGAACAGTGTCGATTATTCTGTTGACGGGAGCAAAAAATGAACCTCCACGGTATTGTTTCCGGCTCGGTACGCCGGGTAAATCCTTATACGGACGCGCTGGTTTATCGCTCGCGCGGGAGTACACAGCAGGCGGATTATTCCCGCGTGCCTGAGTATGAAGATCCGGTTCCCGTCAGGGTACAAAAACAGGCCGTCACCCAGGCGGATTTACGTCATCTCGACAATCTGAACCAGCAGGGCGTTTTCGCCACACTGTATACCGACGGTAACTGGTGCGGGCTTAACCGTACCCGGCAACAGGGTGGCGATAAATTTGTCATTGGCGATGAAACGTGGCTGGTGGTTGAGGTACCGGAAATCTGGCCGGACTGGACGAGGGTTATTGTATGTCTTCAGGTGTGACCCTCTCCGTTACGGAAAGCGATCTTTATCAGGCCCTCGGTGATTATCTCCGGGGGCTTTTTTCTGATGCCGGGATTGAACGAACACAACAGAACTTGGTTCCGATGCCTCAGGGGGACTTCATCACCATGACAGGTATTGATGTTACCGGATTATCCACTGCGGTAGTGACATACTCTGCGCCGGAACAGGCCGGTGAAGGCTCTCAGCATATCACCCGTACCACAAAATGGCGTTGCCAGCTTGATTTCTACGGGCCTCATGCGGCGGATAACGCGCAGGCGCTGTCCACGCTTTTCCGGTCTGAATTTTCCGTGCAGCTTTTCCGGCAGACCGGGGGGCTGATTTCCCCGCTGTATTGCTCAGATCCCCTTAACACCACGTTCGTCAACGGCCAGCAGCAGTATGAACCGCGCCGGACGCTTGATATTCAGATGCAGATTAACCCTGTGATCACAACACCTCTGCTGTTTTTTGACAACGTGATCACCCGGACAACGGAGGCTGATAATGCCAATTCCACTCAGTAAAGATGTACAGATAAATCCCGGTGTGCTGGCTGTGGCGGGTAATGCCGTCGATCTTAATGGCCTGTTGCTGACCGGCAATCCACTACTCCCGGTTGGCGGTGTGGTTCCGTTTTCCTCCCCGGATGATGTGGCCGCATACTTTGGTGCATTATCCGATGAGTACGCCCGCGCTCAGCTTTATTTTCAGGGCTTCAAAAATGCCACTAAGACGCCGGGACAATTGTTGTTTTCCCGTTTCAATCTTGCCGCATCGGCGGCCTGGTTACGTAGTGGTTCGTTTAAGGGCGTGACTATTGAACAGCTACAAAAACTTTCCGGTACGCTGACGCTGAGTATTAACGGGAAAAGCGCCAGCGCTGAGGTGAATTTTAACGGCGTCACCAGCTTCGCTGCTGCTGCAACGGCACTACAGACAGCGCTGACCGCGGCGGTGGCAACAGTGGTATTCGATACCACACAGAATGCTTTCGTCATTACTGCCGCCGGGGCGAAACCGGAGAGCACCACGATAACGTTCAGCAGTGGATCGGCAGCGGAACCCCTGAGGATGACCAGTAATACGGGCGCGGTGATATCCCGGGGCGCGCCTGTATCTGATGTACCTGACACGATGGCAGCCATTAAGGACGCTTCCCAGCAATGGGCGGGTTTTTCCACGGTATCTGAGGTCACTGATGAGCAACACCTGGCGTTTTCTGCCTGGGCAAACGGACAGGGCAAGCGTTACTTTTACGTGGCCTGGACAACCAGCGGTAATGCCAAAGTAAAAGGCAGTACCGATCATATTGCGTACCAGATAATCACCGTCAATAACCACAGTGCTGTTGTACCGGTTTTCGCGTCTGATGGTAACCGGGCGGCTGCGGTACTGGGGTATGCGGCGTGCCTTGATTTTGTCCGACCGGAGGGGCGAGTGCCGTTCAAGTTCCGCGAGTATGAAGGTCTGGCCGCCGATGTTACCAGTGGCAGCGATTACGATGCGCTGATAGCCGCAGGTTACAACTTCTACGGAAAATATGCGGAAAACAGTGTGGTGGAAGATTACTGGGCGGATGGCACTATTACCGGCGATTTTAAATGGCTGGACAGCTTCTGTGGACAAATCTGGCTGAATGCTAATTTGCAGGGAGCGGTAATTTCCCTGTTCAAATCAAACCAGACGATCCCCTACAACAATGAAGGGCGGGCGCTGGTTGCGGCATCAATGAGTGACGTTATCCAGCAGTACAAACGCTGGGGCGGTATCCGTGAGGGGGTGACACTGACGGAGGCGCAGAAGAAGCAGATCAACAATGTTGTGGGGGAGGATGTTTCCTCAACACTGTTTGCCACCGGCTACTACCTGTACATCGGCGATATGCTTCCTTCACTGCGGGCAGCCCGTAGCAGCCCGTCCTGTACGCTCTGGTACTGTGACGGCGGCAGTATCCAGAAATTTGCTATTGCATCCACGGAGGTCCAGTAAATGTCAGGTAACAACAACACCATCACTGCGGCGGATGCCATTATCACGCTGACAGTGAATAATCTGTATCCCTCCGGTATACAGCTTCAGGGATTTGCAGCAGATAACGTTTATGGCACCGATCCGCTGGTACTGGCGGAAACCGTCCGCGGTATTGACGGTAAACTGTCTGCGGGATTTGTGTACAGCAACATTATCCAGACGTTTCACATCATGCCGGACTCACCCAGCCGGGATATTTTTGATACCTGGTCAACCACATCCCGGACCAGCCGGGCTGTATTCCGTTGTAATGCTGTCGTGCTGCTTCCGGCGATAGGCCGTAAATATACCTGCGTAAATGGCGTACTCAAACAATGGAAAGCGTTGCCTGACGCGGCGCGTACATTGCAGCCAGGACAGGCGGTTATCGAGTGGGAAACTATCACTCCGGAGGTTTTTAACTGATGGCCCGTAAAGAGAAGTTTATCACTATTGATGGTCAGGGGCGGGATAAAGGCAAGGTATTTCACCTTACCGAAATGCCAGCCTCGCAGGCGGAATGGTGGGCGATGCGCGCCATTATGGCGATGGGGCGTGGCGGCGTGGATTTACCGGATGATGTTCGCAGCATGGGGATGGCTGCGCTGGCGCTGGAAGGGCTGAAAGCGTTGTCAAAAATCCCGCCGGAAGAGGCAAAGCCGCTGATGGATGAGATGATGGCCTGTATACAGTTTGTTCCTGACCCGAAAAATCACAGCGTACGGCGACCTCTTATTGAAGACGATATTGAGGAAATCATCACCAGGCTTGATCTGCGTGCGGAGGTATTCAGACTGCATGTGGATTTTTTCAGTACCGCTGCCAGCTAGATATTCCCCCGCGTTATCTCGGCCCCGACCGACCGTTCGGGGTAGTGGATTACGTTAACGTCCCCCGCACCATTGCGACCGTTATTTCTTCCGGTAAGGCCTCAAAAGCCGAACTGGATTCCGTACTTGGTGTGCAGGACTTATGGGATCTGCTCGAGATTATTCAGGTGGACGCCCATAACGAACGTGTGATGCAGGAGACACAGAATGGCAGCAGTACTTGATGAGCTGGTTCTGGCACTGGATATAGAAAGTAAGGACTTTACCGCCGGGGAACAGGCTGCGCACGCTGCACTGGACCGACTGACCGCCGCGATGGAGCGGGTGGCGGACGTTTTCGAACTGGGGCAAAAACAGGCCAGCAATGCCCTGGCGAAAACAGGCAGTGATGCGGATAAAGCTGCGCGTGAGACGGAAGCCGCCGGCGAGCGCACGGGTAAGGCTCTGAAGAAAACAGGTTCTGACGCTGATAAAACTGCCGCGGGTATGGAGCAGGCGGGGAAGCGAACCGGTGATGCGATCGCGAGTACCGGTAAAAAGGCCGAAAAAACCGCTAAGGGAATGGAGGCAGCAGGCAAACGGGCATCAACGTTTTTTTCCGGCATACGTACCCAGATACTGGCGCTGGCAGGCGTCACCCTGACGCTGGGGGGAATTAAAAGCCTGGTCACGGATTTTGCCGGTGATCTTAACCGGCTGTCAATTTCCTCCGATGCCTTTGGCATGAAAGCGAAACATCTGGACGGCTGGATACGCGCAGGACAGGCGAATGGTACTGACGCTGGCGAGATCACCGGGGCGTTTTCACGGATTACGGATGCAAAAGCCGCGTTCAAAGCCGGAAAGTCCTTTGATCCTGTGTTGCAGGATTTGTTTCAGGTTGCAGCCCGTGCGGGTGTCAGTGTTGATTTAAATACCGACAGTACCGAAGTCATCATGCGCAAGCTGGCGTCTGCCTTTCCGCGACTGACAAAGTCAGAACAGACAGCCTATGGTAATGCACTGGGGTTCAGTTATGCCGGGCAGCAGTTTCTTGGCTCAGGCCATGCGCTAAAGGACGTTGACGATTTTACCTCACGTTCGCAGGTCTCCGACGATAAAATCCGGAAAGCCCGCAAATTGCGGGAAGCCCTTGCAGAACTGGACCAGGTCTGGTCCAACATCGGGATGACGATTGGCACTGCGCTGATGCCGTATGCCACGGAATTCAGCAAATGGCTGGAGAAACTCGGTGACTGGATGCAGCAACATCCGGAGGAAGTGAACAAGTTTATCACCACATTTCTGAATAAAGTTGAGTCAGTGGCCTCCTGGGTGAATAAGGCTGCCGGAGAAATGGGGGGCTGGCAGAATGTCATTATTACGCTGATCGGGCTGAAAGTGGCGTCATGGGTGCTGGGGCTGACTAAAGCCCTCAACGGTCCTGGCGGCCTTCTTTTTGCGATAACGGCGCTTTACCCGGTTGTTGATGGGTTAATGACATCCATCGTTGGCAGGAAGAATAAGGACTGGCTGGATTCGCATGGTTTTTTCTGGGCTTCAGACGGGACTTTCTTTTTCAATAAGAAAGAGATGGAGGAATACCAGGCAAAACTGGATGCCGGAGAAAAGCCAGGCAATATCACCCATGCACAATCACCTACAGTATGGCAGCGGGGAATGCTGGATACTCGGGCTTATCTGGCAACCGGGAGGGGAGCAGCCTCCGGGGCATCCTGGCTACAGGGTATGCGTGCGACGCAGGAAAAACTCGGTAATGCCATGCAAAACCGCCCGCGTCCGACGAAGGCCGGGGAAGCCCTGTTAGGTTGGCTGCAACCGAAACTGTCCCAACTGGAGGCAAAATATAACCTGCCGCCCGGACTGCTGCGTAGCGTTGCGATCACCGAATCCGGTGGTAATCAGTTTGCCGTTTCCCGTGCCGGAGCGATGGGGCTGTTTCAGTTCATGCCGCAGACGGCTAAGGAGTTTGGTCTGAGGGGGAATGACGCCTTTGATCCCGAAAAATCCGCTGATGCCGCCGCCAGAAAATTGGGTGGCCTGATGCGGTTTTTTCATGGCGATCTGGCTAAGGCTCTGGCGGCATACAACTGGGGTGAGGGAAATGTTCAGCGTAAGGGGCTGGCTGCTGCTCCGGAGGAGACCCGTAACTATATTCCCCGCGTTCTGGCGAATCTGCCTCATCCGGGTGCGGCAATGGCCGTACAGTCTCGTCATCCGGCGCCTGTATCGCAGTCCACCGTAACGGAAACCACGCATATCGGGACGCTGAATGTCACTACAACCTCGGACAATGTGAAGGGCATTACCGATGATGCGCGTCGGCGTATCAGGAATTCGGCGCTTGTTTCGGTTTATTCCAGCGGGGTAACAGGATGAGTTTTTCTTTCGATAATCTTTCCCTGAATAACTTTTCGATCAATGAAAGTAACGTACTGAGTGCCATTCGTGGCGGCGGTGTCCTGGGACTCATCAACAGTGTACTGGCACCGTCATTCGGTATTTATTACGCATGGAATGATCCGGCAGGTGTTCATCAGAAGGGCGGGAGGCCTTTCTCCCCGGATTCTTTTGTTGTCGTTGAGGTGGGGGCGGAGGCTTCTGTTTCCACCGCCCCCGTCGAACAGGGAGCCTATACCACCTTTAATAAAATCCAGCGGCCGCCGGAACTGCATGTGACTTTCACTGTAGAGGGGTGGACGGCGTTTTCCGGGGCCGTCCCGAACCTGACAAATTTTTCCACCACCTCGCGATCGAATGTGCTGGAAACGCTTGAAATGATGCGTACTACAGCAGGACTTTACGATATTGAGACGCCGGACAAGACATGGACATCCTACGACCTGGTGAAATACGACTACCGAACGCGAAGTAATAATGGTCCGACATTACTGACGGTCAGCGCAGTATTCCAGGCGGTAATGAATACAGGAGAGGTGTCAGTGGGAAGTACGGATAACCAGTCTCCCACGGACAACGATAAAGCAAAAGGGGCAGCATCGGTTAAAACGCAACCAGTTACGGCGTCGGTGACACAACCGTCAGACGCTGACAGACGAAGCGTCACGAACAGGGGGATCACCTGATGCTGGAAATTGTTTTGTCTCCCGTCAAAGCCCAGCAGTTTACGGTGACACTGGGGGCTCAGGTCTGCACCATTCGCCTGAATCAGCGGACTACGGGGATGTATATCGATATCACCGTTAACGGCGAACCGTGCCTGTATGGCGTGCTGTGCCTGAACAATAACCGGATTGTCCGGTACGGATACCTGCCGTTTCAGGGCGATCTGTTTTTTTCCGACACGGAGGGGAACCACGATCCTGACTGGCGGGGGCTTGGTTCACGGTACCGGCTCTACTGGCTGTCGCCTGAGGAGCTGAAATGAGCTATGTACAGCGTGACATTACCGTGGAGTTCACCCTGTCAGACGGGCGGACGTTCGACAAGGGTAAGGGCAATATTCTGACTGTTTCAGGAGCTAAATGTTTTGCCACTGTCACGGTATATGGTGGAACTGCCGGAACGCAGATAACCCTGTATATCTGGGGGTTGTCTCCGGCGCATATGGCCGACCTGAGTTATCGGGGCGTGTGGCGACCCGCTCAAAGTACGGCCAATGAAATGCGGGTACGGGCTGGTGGACGGCTTATTTTCGAGGGAGATATTACCGATGCGTATGCGGACTATAACCAGGCGCCGGATATACCCCTTATTCTGACCGGGCAGGTTAGCTTCAACCTGCGTAATCAGACAGCGGCCGATTTCAGCGCGAAAGGTGATGTGCCGGTTGCAGATATCATCCGTGCGCTGGCGTCATCTGCCGGGCTGAAATTTGAAAATCAGGGCGTCAGTCGCAGCCTGTCGAATCCACACTTTTCCGGAAACCTTGTACAACAAATGCTGGATGCCGCTTCAGCCGCCGATATTAACATCGACCTGGGGGACGCGGAGAAAGTCACCATCTGGCCGAAGGACAAAGCCCTGGATATTCCGGCTGTGCATATTTCGCCGGACCACGGGCTTATCGGATATCCGGTCTATACCATGACCGGCCTCAGCGCCACCACGACATTCTGCCCCGATCTTTTCATCGGTCGGCGGGTCCATCTGGAGTCGTCACTACCTAACGTGACAGGCGATTACAGCCTGACCGGAGTGATACACACCATTACTTCGCGAACCGTGGGCGGTCCGTGGAGTTCCAACTGTACCATGACAAGGCTTAATGATAATGGCACAACCACTCAGTAATCCGACGGACGTAAACAGCGAAATCAATGCGCAGGACTTTATGCTGCGGCAATTTCTCGGGAAACACGTATTTATCACTCTGGGGCAGGTAGTGGCGGTGGAAGGTGAGTTTATTGATGTCCGACCGATGGTAATGGGCGTTGCAGCAGACGGTTCCCCGGTTGAGCATGAGGTGATTTATAACCTTCCCGTATGGCGGCTACAGGGGGGCAGCAACGCGGTGATTATGCCGCCACATGTGGGCGATATTGGTTTCCTCGGCATCTGCGACCGGGATATCAGTGCGGTAAAAGCCACGCGTCAGGCTGCGATGCCGGGATCAAAACGCACTCATAACTACGCCGATGCCATCTGGCTTGGTGGTGTGCTTAACGGTGCGCCCGTACAGTTCGTGGAATTTGCTGACAACCTGATACGGGTTATTTCCCCCTGGAAAGTGGAGATTTCTGCGCCGGAAGGCATCGTGAACGCCTCGAAAAGTTTCGCTGTTAACTCGCCAAAAATCGCGCTTAACGGGGATGCTGCCGTCAGTCAGGGGCTTAATGTTACCGGACAGTCTGAGCTTTCCGGTGGCGCGCAGATTGGCGGTATTGATTTCGGAAGCCATGTTCACAGTGGTGTTAAGTCCGGCGGTTCGACCACGCAGGGACCGCAGTAAACAGGAGAAAATATGCAGTCACGATCACTTCTTCTCGACATCGGGACATGGGACATCCTGCTGGATGATACCGGTAATCTTGCCATTACTGATAATCCCCATGCGGTAGCCCAGGATGTGGCGTGTGCGTGCAGTACCTTTCTGGGGGAGTGCTGGTACGACTCAACGTCCGGTATACCTTACTGGTCACGCATCCTCGGACACTGGCCCGGCACGCAACTGGTGAATGCCACCCTGCAACAGGAAGCACTTAAACTGCCGACCGTGAGCGCCGCAATTTGCCAGGTCTCGGTTGATAAAGCCCGGACAGTAACGGGAGTGCTGCGTATTACAGATACCAATAACGACATTTTTACAATACTGCTATGAGTGAAAATAAATCTTTTTCTACCGCAGTCCCCGCTGTATGTATTACGGACAGTGGTCTGAACGTGCCGGATGAAGCGGATATTCTGAGCGGCAGGCTCAGCGATTTTTCCGGTGCGCTGGGCGGCGCAATGAGTACCAGTCTGAGCAGTCCGCAGGGGCAGCTTGCATCAAGCGAAAGTGCCATTATCGCGGATAAAAACGATCAGTTGCTGTATATCGTTAACCAGGTAAACCCTGACTTTTCCAGTGGACGCTTTCAGGACGCAATAGGAAAGATTTATTTCCTGGAACGCCGCGGGGCTACAGGTACGACAGTAACGGCAACCTGTACCGGGCTGGTTGGTACGCTGATCCCGGCGGGCAGTATGGCGCAGGATGAGGCCGGTTATAAGTACGTCAGTCTGTCAGACGCCACAATTGGCGCATCAGGGCAGGTTGATGTGGTATTCCTGAATTTGTCCACCGGGCCTGTCGGCTGTCCGGCGGGAACTCTGAATAAAATTTATAAGGCAATACCCGGCTGGTCAGGTGTCACTAACGTCAGTGCAGGTGTACCGGGCAGCAACGAGGAAACCCGCGCGGATTTTGAAAACCGTCGGCGTAATTCAGTTGCCCGTAATGCCCGTAATATTCTGGAAGCCATCCGGGGGGAAATACTCTCTACGGTGGAAAACGTGGTGGATGTTTACGTCACTCATAATCCGAAAAAAACGGAACAAAAAGCCGGGGTCAGTCAGTATCCGTTAACACCCGGTTCGTTTTATGTTGGCGTGTACGGCGGCAGTCCGGCAGATATCGCGGCGGCCATCTGGCGTAAGGCTCCGCCGGGTATTGATATGAACGGCGACACAACGTTCACCGTTGCGGATAAGGAGTACGATCCGCCGTATCCTGAATACGTGATCACCTGGCAGACACTCAAACCTGTCAGTCTGCATGTCAGTGTGACGCTGAAAAAAAGTGATTATCTGCCCTCAGATATTACCCAACAGGTACAGCAATCCGTGTTGTCCGCGTTTAACGGTACAGATGGTGGTCTGCGGGCAAGGGTAGCCTCTGTTGTCTCCGCAGGGCGCTACTATGCCGGCGTTTACAAAACCGATCCGGAAAATATCGATATTCTGGGCCTTACGGTGAGTCGTGACGGTTCGTCATGGACAACTGCTGTCACTTTCGGGATAGATGAGATCCCGGTTCTGGATGTGTCGAATATCGGTGTGAAACTACAGGAGGCGTAACGTGCAGAATGTGGCTGCAACCGTGCTTGCACAGTATGCCGCCAGCCCCCGACTCAACGCCCTCATTAACAGCTTTAACGCAGCGCTTTCCCCCGACAGTTTTATCAATGATTTTTATGACCTTATCTGGAACATCGATACCGCAGAAAAGTACGGTCTTGATGTCTGGGGAAAGATTGTGGGCGTCAGTCGCCGGCTGACGGTAAAGGACGATTTTAATTACCTGGGCTTCAGCGAGGCCCGGATGGAGAACCCGGTAATGGATGACCCGCGTCCGTTTAATCAGGCACCGTTTTACAGCGGAAAATCAGTTACCCGGACCGTTGACCTGTCTGATGAGATATACCGGCGACTGATACTGATGAAAGCCATGTCGAATATTACTGACTGCTCTGTGCCGGATATTAACCGGATGCTGCGGTTTATGTTCGGAAAAAAACGCCGGGCTTATGTTCTGAATAATGGTGGACTTCGGATGAGTTACATCTTTGAGTTTGCTCTCTCGTCGGCAGAACTGGCGATTATCCAGTCGTCGGGCGCACTGCCGTCCCCGCCGGGTGTTTATGTCTCAGTGGTTTTAAAGGAGACCCGTAATGAAGCTTAACGATAAACCCCGTCAACTGGCAGTGCCCTTTGCGAGTACCGGGGATAAAAATAATATCCCCGACAAGGCGACGCAGCAGACCAAAGAGAGCGGTAACGCGGCGTATGATTCGGGTTTTCCCCCGGTGACCATGACCCCGATTTCAGCGGGAGGTATACCGCCACACGGCAAGGATTTTAACGGTCTGATGCACGATATTACCGCAGCAATACGGTACGTCCAGGCTGGCGGTTTGTACACGTATAATGCCGATTTCGCCGGGGCCATTGGTGGATATGCAAAAGATGCCATTCTCGCCGGAGTCGCAACAACAGCGGTCTGGCTGAATACCATTGACGATAACCTGACCGATCCGGAAGGTGCCGACAGCGCAGGCTGGGTAAACCTGCTGGCAGATCCCCTGAAGCTGTTTCTGTGGCAGAAAAACAATCTGTCAGACCTTCAGAATAAAGGAACGGCACGGGATAACCTTCAGGTCTACAGCCAGGAGCAGACGGATCTTAAATACCTCGCCAAAGACCAGAACGGTGGCGATATTCCGGACAAGCCGCTGTTTGTACAAAATATCGGAGCGCTCCCTGCATCAGGTACGGCTGTTGCAGCGAACAGACTGGCATCACGCGGCGCGCTTCCGGCACTGACTGGCACGACAAGAGGCAGTGATAGCGGCCTGATAATGGGCGAGGTCTACAACAATGGCTATCCGACGCAATACGGAAATATTTTGCGTCTGACCGGAACCGGTGATGGAGAGATATTAATCGGCTGGAGTGGGGTTAATGGTGCTCCTGCGCCTGCATATATTCGCAGCCACAGAGATAACGCCGACGCTGAGTGGTCAGAATGGGCGATGCTCTACACCTCACTAAACCCACCTCCGGATTCGCATCCAGTAGGGGCGCCGATAGCATGGCCGTCTGACAATATCCCTGCCGGTTATGCCCTGATGCAGGGGCAGTCCTTCGATAAGTCTGCTTACCCGCTACTGGCTATAGCGTATCCGTCCGGCGTTATTCCTGACATGCGGGGATGGACCATCAAGGGGAAACCCGCAAGCGGGCGTGCAGTACTCTCTCAGGAGCTGGACGGCAACAAATCGCACAGCCACAGCGCCAGAGCGCAGGATACCGACTTAGGGACAAAAACCACCTCATCTTTTGATTACGGCACGAAATCGACCAATACAACGGGCAACCATACTCACCAGTTCGGGAGTTACGTTAACTCGTACTGGGGGGACTCCAACCACACTTCATTTCTTTCCGGAAATGGTGCCTGGACACAGGCTGCCGGCGACCATGCTCATACGGTTTATATCGGAGGACACGAGCACACGATGTATATCGGTCCACACGGACACGTCGTTATTGTGGACGCAGACGGTAATGCGGAAACCACGGTTAAAAACATTGCATTTAACTATATTGTGAGGCTGGCATGATTAAATTAATTCTTTCAGCACCCGTGCCAGCAATGGCCGTGGCATTTGAACTTTATTTTCAGAATACCGAAAATGTGGAAATTATTCGCAGACCATTTGAAACCATCCCTGAATTTGATTGTATGGTCAGCGCAGCCAACGGCTTTGGTCTGATGGATGGTGGCGTGGATGCCGCCATTACGGCATTTTTTGGCACTCAGTTACAAAGACGCGTTCAGAAGTATATTATTCAGGAATATCTGGGAGAACAGCCCGTCGGCACCGCCTTTGTTATTGAAACGGGTAACAGTAAACATCCGTGGTTGGTTCACGCTCCGACGATGCGCGTTCCGCTGATTATTGACGGCACCGACGCGGTTTATAATGCAACACGGGCTGCGTTACTGGCAATGCTTCAGCATAATAAAAGCGCCGGAGAAGACCGGAAAATTACATCTGTTGTATTCCCTGCAATGGGGGCCGGGTGTGGTCAGGTATCCCCGGACTGTGTCGCCCGGCAAATGAAGCTGGCGTGGGATAGTTTTATTAACTGCGCCACGGAAATTAACTGGCAATACGCCATCGCCCGCCAGAATGCTGTATTCAGCACAACGGCATACTGTCCGTCAAAGACGTCTTGCCCGAACGCCAGAACGGAATATATCGGTTTTGGTGATTACAGAACGTATTGCAAAAAATCAGGTAACGGCTGCATCAACCCCCGTCATCAGGTTGATGATATTTATATTGGTGCGCATAGTCATGCCGTTTCCCTCTGCCCCAATTCTCATGGCAATCACCTGAATCCAGAATATTTATCCGGAGTAAAAAATGACGTTTAAAATGAGTGATACCCCGCAGACAATTAAGATTTATAACCTGCGTTCAGATACAAACGAATTTATCGGTACGGGCGAAGCATATATCCCGCCGCACACCGGATTACCGGCAAACTGTACCGATATTGCCCCTCCTGATATTCCGGCCAGTCATATTGCTGTATTTGACCCTGAAACCGAAACGTGGAGTCTGAACGAAGACCATCGCGGCGAAACAGTGTACGACACGCAAACCGGCAACCCTATTTATATTTCAGAACCCGGCCCGCTACCGGAAAACACCACCACACAGGCTCCCACATCACCAATAGATAAATTTGAAAACGGTCAGTGGGTGGCTGACCTTGCGACCGCACTCGGTCAGAAATACGCTGAGATTAATGCGTGGCGTAATGCGCAGGAAAACGGTAACTATCCGTTCACACTGAATGATCACCACTGGGACTGCGGTAAAGCGTCGCAGGACCGACTGTCGCCAGTAACGGCGGTGGCAAAACAGGGAGCGCTACCGCCAGGATTCTTCTGGACGGATACAGATAACATCGATGTGCCAATGAGCGCAGACGAACTGATTAAACTCGAAGCCGCTATGCAACAAAACATGGTACTGGTGGGTTTTAAAATCCACGAACGCCAGCGGCAGATGAAGGACGAAGTGAACAGTCTCACCAACGCACAGGCTGTACTGGATTACGTGGTTGGCTGGCCGGAAAACCGTTAAGGAATGTATTATGAGCTGCTTCACAACCCCGGCCATTCTTGAAATGCTTGGTCACTACCTTTGGCGTGTATATGAACCTTTTGAATTTTACCTGAGCGACGATAACAGCGACATAATCAGCGTGCCGGCTGGTTTCGTCACCGACCTTGCCAGCGTGCCGCGCATCTTCTGGACAATTCTCCCGCCAGACGGCAAATACGCCAAAGCGGCCATTATTCACGACTGGATGTACGACAACGCGCTACGCACAAAAAAAGAGGCCGACAGAATCTTCCTCGACGGGATGACGGTGCTGGGTGTGCCTAAGTGGAAGAGAACGGTAATGTACCAGGCTGTACGGCTGTTTGGTCGGGGGATGTACGGGAAAGAGCAAAATACTGTCATTAATGGCAACGGAAGATGAGAAAGCACAGCTCGACGAATGGAAACAATACAGGGTGTTGGTAAACCGGGTGGATACCACAAATCCTGACTGGCCGAAGATGTCAGCAAACTCGTAATAATTTGTTTTGAAATTTAAGGCTACCATAACGTCATACGGTAGCCTTAAATGGAATCTTGCTCAAGAAGAAATGACAGTCATCGTAACCAAATATATAATCAACCAAAACCACAAACTTGGTAAAAATATTCAGGCTTAGGTAGATCACTTGGCCAGTTATTGCACCATTGTGGGCGGTGACCGAATGGGTCTGTTACTTCTGAGATTGAGATGTCTAAGCCTCCTCCCGGTGTAGATTTTGTGTTGCCTGGAGATGTTTTTGAATCGCTAGTGGCCATCGCCGATGCCGAAAAGGCTGTAGCCGACAACACCAGAAACAATGGGAAAAATATACGATGTCTCATAATATCACCCGTTAATATTCAGATTTTAGATTATCCTTACTGTTGACTTCCTTCATTTCCAGCATAGTTCACGCTTCATCGTCATTGAATATAATAATTAAGTTTGTTGAGTGAAAATTTACTTTAAGAAAAAATGTTATGCTTATTATTTTTTTTCTTAAAGTAAATTCTTTGTTAAGCTTTGAAGTAATTACATAAAGTGAACCGTATATAATATCCTTGGCATAAGGATAAAAATACTTTATGACCTGCGATGCAGAACAGGTGATATTGAATTTTTCAAGTCCTGTATTGGGGTTTTATTTTCAAGTTGGAGGGGGGATGAATAGAGTTAAAACGTTTATTTCTGATCATCATTTTAGCACTTTCAGTCTCTATTGTATCGCTACCTGCAATGGCACTGGTTTGTGAAGATAAAGGGGGATCGCTTGGTGATTGTGCACTCGAATGTAGTGGTCTTGGCATATTGATATTTCCTTATATCTTTTGTATTTAATCAGTAATTATAGTTAGGCCGAAGTTTTTATCACTGCCAGGGCATTATAAAGGCTATTGTCCAGGCTGCTCACCCCGGAGCAATGGGCGCAGGCCGGACGCCTGATTGGGGCAGGAGTACCACGACAGCAGGTAGCGATTATTTATGACGTGGGACTGTCGACGCTGTACAGAAAATTCCCTGCCTCAAAACTGTCTTAAATATGCACATATGTTCAAATGATACCGCTGTATATAAAAGGTCTTCCCCGATGATGGTGGGAGCTCATATGCAGAGTCTATAATACATACCTTGGTGGAAACATTGTCCATTGATGAAAATACAGGGATCGTTACTGTCACTGTGGAGGTCGCCAATAATGTACATTAATCCTGTCAGACCTGTGGAAAACTATGTCCCGTCAACGATCACCTACATCGTTAACGAGGCATGATCCGGAGAGTTTGACTGGAGTCCTGTGTGATGGAGTGCCACAGCCACGTCGTATGCAAGAACGGGGTGCGGTAGACTGGCGATTGTACGATAGTGCGAGTATTGAATGGTTGCCAGTTGCGGCGGATTTTACTTGTTCAGGATGACTAACCAATGTGTTTAATCTGAAACTAGCCACCTGTTCAACTTTTCGAGATCGCTTTTGTTGGCATCACTATTAAGCCTTCGTCTACATGGGTATTTGGCATCGGGAGTCCCCCAATGGAAGAGGGGAGTGATGTATTGGGCAGTGAGTTTGTTTGGTCGGGGGATTTATACGCAAAATGGCCCGAAATACGTCCGAATTAAAACGTAAAAAGTGATAACTAATTGAATCTATTAGAATCAAAAATAACGTGTTCTAATCGTTAAAATCACTTAATTAATGTGTAACATTATGAATTTAAAGAGAAAGATCAATTGTTGCCGTAAACAGGAATCGTATTCGGTCTCTTTTTATTTCGATTATAAATCAATGGGTTATGTGTTTCCCCTCGAAATTTCCTCGAATTTCTGTATTCCGGTCTTTTTGGTTATATCACATCCAAATCCAGTTTAACATTTCTTTTACAGCAAAATCAGAGCATCACGTAAGCTTTATTATCGCGTTCATCGAGATAGAGTGTCGTGGTGTTCGCTGATGTGTGGCTCAGGAGTTTTTGGGCGAACACCTCGCCGTGCTCGTTTTTGTACAGCCGCCCGGCCAGACTTCGGATCTCGTGAAATGTCGGTGGATTATTGCTGAAGTTAACGCCGGAGGCTTTTCTTGCTTTTACAAATGTCTTTGTCAATCCATCCGGATGAATATTCCCGGTTGGGCTATTTTTCCTGATTCCGGCACTGATCATGAAATCAGTGCGGCTTACCAGTCGGCAGCGATCGATTACCGTTCCCAGACGTAACCCCGTTGCCTGAAGTGTCAGGGAGAGGGGAATGGCTATTTTCATTCCGGTTTTAATCTGAGTTACGTATACTGGCATTTTATTGGGGGAATTGCCGGGAGGTTAAATCAGCATGAAAATCGAGTACCAGGAAGGACGAGCTGTGCCCCGTCTGAAACTAAGTGTGAATTATTAGCAGACTAAATGGAATATGTCCTAAATTTTATTGAAAACGTTGCATTAAATATATTGAAACCTTCATGATATTTAATGTTTCTACTGTCTGGATGACTATGATAGGATTTTGAGTGTATTTGATAAATAACAAGTGTGTTATTGTCTTTAGTAATATAAGAGGAAATTAATTATTCCGCTAAGTTTTCCAAATGTATACTTAAATACCCGAGGGAGAATAGAGACGTTATCTCTGAATATTCTCGACAGTATACGAAATGCAGCCAGGGAGATGCCTGATTCAACTGATATTCAGGTACAACTACGTGATGCATTATACAGGGTGCGTTATCAACCCGCTGAGGACACGTTTCGTGTGGTCCCATCTCTTGCAGAAGGTGAAACTTATAGTTATCTTTGGGCTCACAATGTGGCAAGATGTCGCAACGCAGAGAGGCTGGCCCTGCAATTAAATGGGCAATGGAATTTGCCAGGGCCAATAATAGATAGATTTTTAAATCCTTATGCATACCAGGCTGCCATAAATGCTTTAGGAATTCAATCTGACATTATGAGTAATCAATCTGCCATAAATGATTTAGAAATGCAATCTGACCAATTACATAAAAAAATTGAAGCATGTAGCTTTCCGGTTGATACTGGAAGTTTTTTATGTGCGGAAGAATATTTAAAATGCCCGATAACGCTGGATATTCCAAAAAACGGTGTTTTTGTTAAGGTATCATCACAGTCAGATGTTTGTTACTTATTTAGCAAAGAAGAACTCCTTAAATTGGTCGATCAGAAATTAGGCCACCCTTTGAGTCGGGAGCCTATCCGTATGGATATGATAGTTAGAAAGAGAGACTGTTATTTTAATACCTTGCGTGATACATTCGCCTCAGTATAGTAGGTGATTATATATTGCAAGATAAACAGGAATTTTGTTTGGTCAACCGGACACAGTCGATAAACCTGAAAAGTAAGAACAGAGGCGGGGAGAAATCCCCGCCACCTCTGATGTGTCAGGCATCCTCAACGTACCCGCACTTAACCCGTTTGATATCATCAGGCAAAAGACAGACGGTGAACATGAGTTATATCCACTGTTTTACGTGCCTGCGACAGACTGTAGTTATTCTGAAGGTTAAGCCAGCTTTCGGCATCGCCGCCAAGAACGATAGCCAGCTTAACCGCCATTTCTGGCGTGATACTTACTTTACCGCTTAGAATACGGCTGGCGGTTGATGGCGCAATATTCATAGCTACAGCAAACTGACGCAGGCTTACGCCCTGGTCTTCCAGAATTTCGGCAATGATTTCGCCAGGGTAAGCAGGATCGAACATAGCCATTAGTGATAATCCTCCAGGTTGAGAACGTAGACGTCACCGTTTTCAAAGATAAACGTCAGACGCCAGTTACCAGAAACTTTTATGGACCACGTTTCAGCACGATCGCCTTTAAGCTCATGAAGGTCGTACCCTTGCTGATTCAGGAAATCAATTGTCTTTGCTGCATCCAGCATGGATAACCTGTTTTTCAGGCGCGGGACCAGTGATTGTTCTAAACCGCTGCTGTCGCCTTTTTGATAGAACTTGTTCAGTCCCTTATGTCTGAAGCTTTTAATCATAGCTGGACCGGGTGTTCCTACATATGCAACATTATAGCAATATGTTCCCAGTTGAGCAACGCAGGCAAACTTGCTTTGGCGGGTTTTTTAATGTCCGGGAAATGTGGGTGACAAAAAATAACCAGTTATCAGATTATAAATAGAGCACAGAGAAAATATCATTGCGTGTGGTCAAAAAATAATCATATTTATTAATAATGATAATTAGTAGTCTCCTATATGTTCATGGTGAGAATGGAGGTGCTTTAAAAATGCTCAAGTTCGTTTTTTATGGAGACACCGTGAAAAATTTAAATAAAACATTCACTTGTAAATATGTTGTTATTCGCCGTGATGACATAACAGTAATTGCTGAAATGGATTTTTTTTCCTGACTGCAACCGGTCATTGATAGTTGACGATCTGGAATCAGGACCGCTTATTGTTGGTGTCTGGCATCTGACAAGAGGCGATGATATCTGCCATAATGATGAAGCGGAAGTACTGTCGGGGCCGTTACAATCACCAGCTTAGTTATTGAAATATGTTCAGACAAGCCCACTACTAAGCGGGTTTTTAGTGGTTTTTTCGTTTCCTGATGTGTCTATTTATTGAAGATGTAGGCCATTCTTGGAGGTGAATAATGCCCCATCTCTTTCAGAATAATGTTGGTATATTCGACGACAGGGCCTCTTGGATGATTTTCTTCTTTATCCTGAAGATGGGTCAGCGCATGTACAACTTCATGAATAAATGAACGCTTTGTGTCAAAAAGTTGTGGTCCTTCGTTACTTTCATAATACTCGGGATATGAATCATCATCAGTATCGTCCAGATTGAGACAAATGACTTTCCTGCCTTCTGAAAGTGTGAAGTCTTCCGGAGTCACGGTAGTTGCAAAGGCTTCGCCTGCCCCCAGTAGCCAACGCTGCTCCACATCATGTAGTTCTTTTTCATATGCGTAATTCATCAGTCTGCGGAATGTTTCGCTTTGGGTGTACGCATTTTGAAGTACGGAGGATAGTTCACCGTAGCATTCGCCATAAGTGTCGTCATCAATTTCTGTATCAGGGTCTATTCCACCCGCGCCTGAGATAAGGTACTCCACCAGATATACTGGCTTCAGACGGAATTCACTGTTTATGGCAAGCCTGTCATGAGCAAGACGTAGCTGTGAGGGGCTTTGTCCATGTTCGGGAATATCGGGAAAAACAGGCGTATCTGCGGTATTTAATCCGTACGTTGATACTCCATGTTGAGATGATACTCCATAGGTTCCTGGAAGCATAATTTCTTATTCTCTGATTACTATTATGAATTATCTTGATTAAATCATAATACTGTTTTTGGCTAATAAGCCACATACAGGTAACACTATGATTCAAAAAAACAAAAAGTTGGCGTTAGTTTTTGATCTGTTGCCGATGAACGTTTTGTTATGGTGAGCTCCCCCTCAATGATAGGGAATCCGGTTTAGGTATATATTCCTTGCGGGCCATGTCGGCAGTGACCTGGTTCACAGGGAGGCAACCGGCAGCGCGACAACTTAACGAGACCGGAAAATAATCAAAGTCTACTTCGGTGGCCTTTTCCGTAACTGCCAGACAGCGGAGCTCGGCTCCCACTCTCATCACAAGGCTGCGCTATTGCGCGGCCTTTTCTTTTTCCACTTACCCGACATCCGGATAGTCCATTCCCGGACAGGGGAAGTTATGACAATGGATAAACATACGACATGGCTGGCCTACATCTGGGCATTAATCAGCGGCATATGCGCCCAGTGGACGTTAAACGACTATATCAATCACGGCGATGGATATGCTCCGGGCTGGCGACGAGAGTTTAGCCGTACTGGCGACGGGATGACCGGCAACCTCTACCTTAAAAATGAGGGCCGTATAAATCTCGCTATTGTGGATGAAGCCGAAACGCCCCGCATGTGGCTCTTCAAGGATAAAGGCGGCGACGGTGTTCATATCAACAATGGTAATGATGGCGGCGGGGATTTTATTTTTGGTAAAGACGGCGGTTTTTATGCTTCCGCAGTCCGCGCAGGTATCGGCAGAAAGCTGGCGGTTACTTCCGATAATAATTCGGCACTGAGTGCTCGCTTTAATTTATGGGGCGGTGGAGATCGCCCAACGGTTATTGAACTGGATGATGATCAGGGATGGCACCTGTACAGCCAGCGAAATCCTGACGGTTCAATTCGTTTTATGGTCAATGGCGAGATTTTCACTACCGGCTCGATTCATGCTGGGGCCAATACTATCTCCACTGATGGGAATATTTACGGTTCACTATGGGGTGGGTGGCTGAATGACTGGATTAATAACACTATTACCAATCGTTTCGTCAAGGATATAAGGCTGGGTGGGATTGAGTATGCACAGGCATGGAATGGTCCCGGATTCAATGACACACCTGGCTATGTAATAACCGGTGTCGGTAACGGTAATAGCGACGAATTAATCGATGGGATACACCGACGTCCATTGCAAAAGCTCATTGGTAGTGTCTGGTATAATGTTACGAGTATTTAAATATGATGCATTTGAAAAATATTTCTGTAGGTAATCCAAAAACGCTGGAGCAATATCAGTTAACTAAACGCTCCGGCGTCATCTGGTTATACTCGGAAGACGGGAAAAACTGGTACGAAGAACAGAAAAACTTTGCGGCTGACACACTGAAAATAGCCTGTGACCAGAACGGTGTTATTGTGAACATCAGCAAAGATGTTTCGACAATAAATCCCACTGGTTTGAGCGTTGTTGAATTATATGACATCACAGCAAACCGACGCGTTGATATATATGGTGGCTGGATGTTTGACGGTAAGCAGGTAATTAAGCGGATTTATACACCGGAAGAGTTGCGCCAACAGGCCGAAGCGAAAAAAAGGAAAACTTCTCGAAGAGGCCGAGAATGTTATTACGCCACTGGCGCGGGCGGTAAAATTGAGCATTGCCACAGATGAAGAGATTAAACAACTGGAGGCATGGGAACTCTACAGCGTTCTGGTCAGTCGGGTAGATACCTCGAACCCTGACTGGCCGGAAACACTGATTATATGACGGATGCAATACAGAACAGTTGGCTCAAATGTTATTGTAATTTACGACTGATTGTATGTTATTTGTCGTTTATTGTTAGTTTTTAACGTTAATTTAAGTCGGTGCGTGTGCCTGCATTAATCTATTTTTATTGTGCTGTAAATCAGGAAGTGGAATATGTTTAATATCCGCAATACACAACCTTCTGTAAATATGCAGGCTATTGCTGGTACTGCGGCACCAGAGGCAGCTCCGGAAGAGCTTGTATGGGAAAAGATTCACTTTTTTTTCCCGCAGGAAAATTACGAAGAAGCGCAACGGTGTCTTGCTGAACTTTGCCATCCGACCCAGGGAGGGTTGCCGGATCATATCAGCAGCCGCTTTGAACATTTAAAAGCGCTTGCCTTCCCCGTGTGGGAGGACAATATTCAGTGTAACAGGGATGATATACATCAGTTTTGTATCCTGGATGCAGACAGCCAGGAAATATTGTCAGCCACCCTTGATGATGCCGGGAACTATACCGTGAATTGCCAGGGGGACAATGAAACACATCGCCTCACCCTGGACACAGCACAGGGAGAGGAATGCACAGGACACGCGGAAGAGGCATCCGGGATAGTCCGGACATCCTTTCTCCTTGACGCAACGGCTCCACAGACGGCAGCAGAATATGATGCTGTCTGGTCAGAATGGGAAAGGGCTGCGCCAGCAGAAGAGTCACCCGGCCGCGCAGCAACGGTACAGAAAATGCGTGACTGCCTGAATAATAGCAGTCGAGTGCTGAACGTGGGAGGAGCAGGTCTTACCACCTTACCAGACCGTTTACCACCGCATATTACAACACTGGTTATTCCTGATAACCATCTGATCAGCCTGCCGCCGCTGCCGCCAGGACTACGGGAGCTGGAGGTCTCTGGTAACCAACTGACCAGCCTGCCGCCGCTGCCGCCAGGACTACGGGAGCTGGAGGTCTCTGGTAACCAATTGACCAGCCTGCCGCCGCTGCCGCCAGGATTACAGGTGCTGACGGTATCTGGTAACCAATTGACCAGCCTGCCGCCGCTGCCGCCAGGATTACAGGTGCTGACGGTATCTGGTAACCAACTGACCAGCCTGCCTACGCTGCCGCCAGGATTACAGGTGCTGACGGTTGATGGAAACCCACAGCTGACCAGCCTGCCGGCGCTGCCGCCAGAACTACAGGATCTGTCGGTATCTGATAACCGACTGACCAGCCTTCCGGAGCTGCCGCCAGGACTACAGACGCTGTCGGTCGATGGGAACCCACATCTGACCAGACTGCCGGAGCTGCCGCCAGGACTACAGACGCTGTTTGTCTCTAATAACCCACAGTTGACCAGCCTGCCGGAGCTGCCGTCAGAACTACAATGGCTGTTTGCCCGTAATTGCCAACTGACCCGCCTGCCGGAAAGTATCAGAGGTCTGCCCTCATCCGCAAGAGTAAGTCTGGAAAGGAATCCACTGTCTGAACGCACTCTGCAGACTCTGCGGGACATCACCAGCGCTCCTGACTATTCAGGCCCCACGATACAATTCGATATGGCGGGTCCTTCCGTCCCCCGGGAAGCCAGGGCACTGCACCTGGCGGTCGCTGACTGGCTGACGCCTGTACCGGAGGGGGAACCGGCCCCTGCAGACAGATGGCATATGTTCGGACAGGAAGATAACGCCACCGCCTTCAGCCTCCTCCTGGACAGACTGAGTGAGACGGAAAACTTCAAAAAGGACGCAGGCTTTAAGGCACAGATATCGTCCTGGCTGACAGAACTGGCTGAAGATGAGGAGCTGAGAGCAAGAACCTTTGCCATGGCAACAGAGGCAACCTCAAGCTGCGAGGACCGGGTCACATTTTTTTTGCACCAGATGAGGAATGTACAACTGGTACATAATGCAGAAAAAGGGGCATACGATAACAATCTTCCGGGGCTAGTTGCCACGGGGCGTGTGATGTTCCGTCTGGAAAAACTGGAGCAGATTGCCCGGGAAAAGGTCAGAACGCTGGCTTTTGTCGATGAAATTGAGGTCTGTCTGGGCTATCAGAATAAGCTGAAGGAACCACTTGAGCTGACCAGCGTGACGGCAGAAATGCGTTTCTTTGACGTATCCGGCGTGACGGTTTCAGACCTTCAGGCCGCGGAGCTTCAGGTAAAAACCGCTGAAAACAGCGAGTTCAGGGAGTGGATACTGCAGTGGGGGCCGTTACACAGCGTGCTGGAACGCAAAGCGCCGGAACGCGTTAACACGCTTCGTGAAAAGCAAATATCGGATTATGAGAAAGCGTACCGGATGCTGTCTGACTCAGAGCTGAAACCGTCCGGGCTGGTCGGTAATACCGATGCAGAGCGTATTATCGGAGCAAGGGCGATGGAGAGTGCGAAAAAGGCATTTCTGGATGGCCTGCGCCCTCTTGTGGATGACATGCTGGGTAGCTATCTGAATGCTCGGTGGCGTCTTAACTGAGCACGATATTCACCGCGCCAGGCGAATGCGGCGCGACAAAGATATTCCCGGCCAAACAATATCAGGCAGTACTGATGTTGTACAGGTGAAATCGGGGAGACTTCTTCAGTCAGGGCGTGGCGCAACTTTTCGATGATAACGCGCCGCGCGCCGGTAGCGAGAAGCCGATGGAAGTACTGGATCACCTGAATGCAAAGAAAGGCAGGGGAAAGCTGTACTTTGCCGGGGAGGGTATCCAGCAATAGTGGGCTATGAAGGGAAACATGCTGTCATCCCGATATACCACCCGCTATGAAGACCTGCTTCAGGTTAAGTGACAGGTTTACCCTGATTTTCAAATTTCTGATGTGATGGTGTGCCGCAGCCACGTCGTATGCAGGAACGGACTGCGGCAAACTGGCGATCGTTCGATAGTGCGAATATTGAATGGTTGCCAGTCGCGGCGGATTCTACTGGTTAAGAATGACTAATCAATGTGTTTAATCTGAAACCAGGCATCTGTTCAACTTTCGTGATCGCTTTTGTTGGCATCGCTATTAAGCCTTCGTCTACATGGGCATTTGGCATCGGGAGGCCACCAGTGGAAGAGGTCGAGTGATGTATTGGGCAGTGAGTTTGTTTGGGCGGGGGATTTATACGCAAAATGGCCCGAAATACGTCCGAATTAAAACGTAAAAAGTGATAACTAATTGAATCTATTAGAATTAAAAATAACGTATTCTAATCGTTAAAATCACTTAATTAATATGTAACCTTATGAATTTAAAGAGAAAGATTAATAGTTGCCGTAAACAGGGATCGTATTCGGTCTCTTTTTATTTTCTTTTTAAATCAGTAGATTGTAATGCCACGGCCGAAAATGTCCGAATTTATGTATTCCGGTTTTTTTCGTTATACCACAACGAAACGTATGTTAACATTTCTTTTACGTAACTTATCCCCCCTCAAGGTGAGACTGGCGCAGTCCGCCAGGATCACTTTGTAGGAAATCGGTCTGACATTTTGGTGGGGATCGTTATTTTTTTGTAATGCCTGCCTGTGCAGTTATTCCAGTGTATAAACTTGCTTAATTACCTTCTCACCGTCAAACATCCATCCACTGTATATATCAGCGCGCCTGTTTGCGGTAATGTTTGGTAATTCAACGACGCTCAAACTGCTGGAGTTTATTATCGAAACATATTTGTTGATGTTCACAATAACACCATTCTGGTCACAGGCTATTTTCAGTGTATCAGCCGCAAATTTTTTCTGTTGTTCGTACCAGTTTTTCCCATCCTCCGAGTATAACTATATAACGTCGGAACATTTAGTTAGCTGAAATTGCGCCATCGCTTTTGGATTATCCATAAAAATATTTTTCAAAAGTATCATATTTAAATATTCGTAACATTATACCAGACACCGCCAATAAACTTTTCGAAGAGGTCGAGAACGTTATTACGCCACTGGCACGCGTAGTAAAGCTGGGTATCGCAACCGATGAGGAGCGGAGTCGACTGGAGATATGGGAAATCTGCAGTGTAATGGTAAATGGGGTGGATACCCCCCAGACTGCTCGGAAACGCCGATTATAGGACGGATGCAATATAGATCAGTTGGCTCAAATGTTATTGTAATTTACGACTAATTGTATGTTATTTGTCGTTTATTGTTAGCTTTTGTCGTTAATTGAATATTGAATATTGAATATTGAATATTGAATATTGAATATTGAATATTTGATGCGCGTGCTGCGTTGATCTATTTTTATTGTGCTGTAAATTAGGAGGTGGAATATGTTTAATATCCGCAATACACAACCTTCTGTAAATACGCAGGCTATTGCTGGTGCAGCGGCACCGGAGGCATCTCCGGAAGAAATTGTATGGGAAAAAATTCAGGTTTTTTTCCCGCAGGAAAATTACGAAGAAGCGCAACGGTGTCTCGCTGAACTTTGCCATCCGAGCCGGGGAACGTTGCCGGATCATATCAGCAGCCGGTTTGAGCATTTAAAAACGCTTACCCTCCCCGTGTGGCAGGACAATATCCAGTGTAACAGGGAGGGTATACATCAGTTTTGTATCCTGGATGCAGACAGCCAGGAAATATTGTCAGCCACCCTTGATGATGCCGGGAACTATACCATAAGTTGCCAGGAGTACAATGAAACACATTGCCTCACCGTGGACACAGCACAGGGAGAGGAATGCACAGGACACGCGGAAGGGGCATCCGGGACACTCCTGACATCCCTGCGCCCTGCCGCACCGACGGCAGCAGAGTATGATGCTGTCTGGTCAGAATGGGAAATGGCCGCAACAGAAAAAGAGTCACGCGGCCGCGCAGCGACGGTACAGGAAATGCGTGACTGCCTGAAGAACGGCAAATCAGTGCTTAACGTGGGAGGAGCAGGTCTTACTACCTTACCAGACCGTTTACCACCGCATATTACAAAACTGGTTATTCCCCGTAATAATTATCTGACCCGCCTGCCGCCGCTGCCGCCAGGACTACGGAAGCTGATTGTCTCTAATAACAAGCTGACCTGCCTGCCGAGGCTGCCGTCAGGACTACTGTCACTGTCGGTCCCTGGTAACCAGCTGACCCGCCTGCCGGAGCTGCCGTCAGGACTACAGTCGCTGTGGGCCTCTGGTAACCAGCTGACCCGCCTGCCGACGCTGCCGTCAGGACTGGAGGAGCTGATTATCTCTAGTAACCAGCTGATCAGCCTGCCGGAGCTGCCATCAGGACTACAGACGCTGTCGGTCTCTGTTAACCAGTTGACCCGCCTGCCGACGCTGCCGCCAGGACTACAGGAGCTGGCGGTCTCTGTTAACCGGCTGACCCGCCTGCCGGAAAGTCTCATTCATCTGTCCTCAGCGGCAACCGTAAATCTGGACGGGAATCCACTGTCTGAACGTACTCTGCGGGATCTGCGGGACATCACCAGAGCGCCAGGCTATTCAGGCCCCAGGATACGATTCGATATGGCGGGGCCCTACGCCCCCCGGGAAGCCAGGGCACTGCACCTGGCGGTCGCTGACTGGCTGGCGCCTGCCCGGGAGGGGGAGCCGGCTCCTGCAGACAGATGGCATATGTTCGGACAGGAAGATAACGCTGCCGCCTTCAGCCTCTTCCTGGAAAGACTGAGTGAGACGGAAAACTTCATAAAGGACGCGGGCTTTAAGGCACAGATATCGTCCTGGCTGGCACACCTGGCTGAAGATGATGCGCTGAGAGCAAACACCTTTACCCTGGCAACAGAGGCAACCTCAAGCTGCGAGGACCGGGTCACATTTTTTTTGCACCAGATGAGGAATGTACAACTGGTACATAATGCAGAAAAAGGGGAGTACGATGACAATCTCGCGGCGCTGGTTGCCACGGGGCGTGTGATGTTCCGTCTGGAAAAACTGGAACAGATTGCCCGGGAAAAGGTCAGAACGCTGGCTTTTGTCGATGAAATTGAGGTCTGTCTGGGCTATCAGAATAAGCTGAAGAAATCACTCGGGCTGACCAGCGTGACGGCAGAAATGCGTTTCTTTGACGTATCCGGCGTGACGGTTACAGACCTTCAGGCCGCGGAGCTTCAGGTGAAAGCCGCTGAAAAAAGCGAGTTCAGGGAGTGGATACTGCAGTGGGGGCCGTTACACAGCGTGCTGGAACGCAAAGCACCGGAACACTTTAACGCGCTTCGTGAAAAGCGAAGCTCGGATTATGAGCACACGTACCGGATGCTGTCTGACACAGAACTGAAACCGTCCGGGCTGGTCGGTAATACTGATGCAGAGCGCACTATCGGAGCAAGAGCGATGGAGAGCGCGGAAAAGGCATTTCTGGATGGCCTGCGCCCTCTTGTGGAGGAGATCCTGGGGAGCTATCTGCAAGTTCAGTGGCGTCCTACCTGATGCACCAGGCGAATGCGGTGCGATAAAGATATTCCCGGCCAAACAACATCAGACGGTACGGATGTTGCACAGGTGGAATAGGGGAGACTTTTTCGGTCTGGGCGTGGCGCAACTTTTTCGATGATAACGCGCCGCGCGCCGGTAGCGAGAAACTGATGGAAGTGCTGGATCACCTGAATGCAAAGGAAGGCAGGGGAGCCCTGTACTTCGCCGGGGAGGGGATATTGCAACAGTGGGCTATGAAGCGAGAAATGCTTTCGCTGCGGTACACTACAAGATACTCTGATCTATTGCGTGTTAAGTAACTTGTTCAATCAATTCCGGGTGTTGGCTCTTCACACTCCATACAGCGCGAGACAGCGTGCCAGATAAATTCTTCTGCCGGCACGGCACAGGAGGAAATTATCTCTCCGGCTTACTTCCCTACAACATCATGAGATCCAGTGAGTTTGATGATGGAACGAGGATGTGATGGGCATATATGGGGCATAAAACGCCACTTGCTTTAAGGTAAACTTAGACGACTGATGTTTAAGCAAGCTCTAACAATCTGTTATTTAGTGCACTCCTGGACGAGCTTTATTATTTATGAAAAATACATGACCATATGATGAGGATTATCCGCATCACACTTGTCCAGCGCCTCCACACCGTCAGCGGTGAATCAGTTAATCCAGCGTCCAATGGGTGAACGGGCGTAGCAGAGCGTTCTGGCAACGTGGCCGATACTATCTCCCGGGTCCAGCATCAACATGGCAGTCAGTCTGCGGGCATGGTTTTTGTCACGCGTTTTATGGATAGTTTTCTGCATCAGGCGTCGTCCGGTACGGGGAATTGGTGCTATGATCGGCATCGCTTAGTCCGGTTGGTGATTTGTGATTTTTGGCGATTGATCAAATCGCACAATCCGGACTGAGTTCCATCAAAGTGATCTACTATTCGGCGCAGCTATTTATAACGCTTTGTTTTATTCATCCGGGAAAACCTCTGCAGAATGCCTGTATTGAGCGATATAACCGGACGGTGGGTTATGACTGGCTGGGGTAGTGCAACTGGTGCTACCTGATAATTTACATTCATCATTGCTACTAATGCTTAATAGTTTTTGGGTTAAAGCATCCGGGGAGACTGGTAATGATAAAGACTCTTTAGTCTCTAAAACTGCAGGGGTGCCGAGTAGAAAAACAATGCTTTCCAGGGGCTGGTACTCGAGGCTTATACGTTCCTGTAATCCTCTATTGTAGCCTTCAACATCTGTAGCTAATGTATTCTGCGGAACATGCTGATCATTTAAGACAAAGCATTGCAAAGAAGAATCATACGCATGTATTGAGGTATGTTCATCTGAAAATGCAGAAGTTAAAAATGTAGCCTTGTCCTCTAAATTAACATCGCTTACACATGCATATGGAGCGATTGTGCTCGCCACCCTGTTAGTACTATTAATTGTAAACATGTTACCTCCCAAGGAAAACCACAAGTATGATCCATAAATCACTAAGATATAAATATATACGAATCTCATCACAACAAGAGGAGACCCTTTTACATGCAGTAGTTTTTAAAGAAAAGTAATTCAAGCCTGTTAGACCTATCAATTAATACACCTCATAACTTCTGTTACATCTGGAACTTCCTGATTTATTAGCTGGGAATTATCTGTAAACGGGTAATATAACGTTGTGAAAAATCAGGCTGGTGTCAATAAAACATGCCATCCTGAAATAATATTCAGTATACTAACAACCACAAACCTGAGACCAATTCAGTTGCTTCAGGATATCTGGCGGCCAGCCACTGGAAAAATATTTTGTATTATCTGGTGGGGAGAATGACTGGCAGCCATCACCAATGCCGAAAAGGTCGTTGCCGACAGCACCAGAAGCAATGGTAAAAATATACTATTTTTCATAATTTCACCTGTAAATACTCAGATTGCCCTTGCTATTGATGTCGTTTATGCTCAGCATAGTTCACACTTCACTGTCATTGGATTAATAATTAAATTTGTTGAGTGAAAATTTACATAAAGAAAAAAATTAAATATCAATACTTTTCTTTTTTTCAGGATTTCAACTCACATCAGAATAAACTTGCGTAGATGACGTAAAAACTTGCTGACAGGAATGTCGACAGCCAGTAAAGCACTCCTATGGTAATGCAGGCTACCTGATTGCTGTGAAGATGATCTCATCTGAAATGCCTGTTAAGTCCATTGATTTAAGTGAGTTGAGATAACTCATCCACAGTATCAAAGCCGCTTTATTTCATCTCTGATAATCCCCAGTGTTAATTCTGTATGCCCGTCCTTAATGGCTTATCTGCATCGTTTTGGCTATGTTTGTGTATCAATTTATTTTAAATCAAGGGATTATGAGAATTGTCTCGAGATTTCCTCGAATTTCCGTATTCGCTCTTTTTTCTTATACCATACAGGAAGTTGATTTAACATTTCTTTTACGTAAATTCATTGCATCGCCAGGGAGCTGTTGTCACGTTCGTCAAATACAGCTTAAAAATCTGCATAAGTAGCACCGTAACAGATATTTTTTCTGCACCTTTTGAAGTCTGTCACGACGGAACAACCATGAACCCGCTGATAACCTTATTGTGAAATGAAGAGCTGGAGGAAATGATGTCCACCCGACAGACACTATGTGTAAATTGATAAAGGTTTTTTCTTATGCCCTTTCACGTTGGCAGAGGATGTCTTCCCGCCACAATCAGTAACTTGCGCATTAACCGTATTGCCCAATCTGCGACCCCGCCTGAAATGAGCTTATGGGAAAAAATAAAAGAATTTTTTTGCTCAACGCACCAGACTGAAGCGCTGGAGTGCATCTGGATGATTTGTCATCCGCCGGTCGGAACGACGCGGGAGGATGTGGTCAGCAGATTTGAACAGCTCAGGATGCTTGCGTATACCGGATGCGAGGAAAGCATACAGTCCAGTCGGTATGGGGAAAGCAACTTCTGTATCCTGGATGCAGACAGCCGGGAGATATTGTCGGTCACCCTTGATGACTACGGGAACTATACCGTGAATTGTCAGGGGTACCATGAAATACATCGCTTAACCCTGGAGACAGAACAAGGAGAGGAGTGCACAGAATACGCGGAAGGGGCATCCGGGCCACTCCGGGCATCTGCCCCGCCTGCCACAGCGGCTCCACAGACGCCAGCAGAGTATGATGCTGTCTGGTCAGAATGGAGAAAGGCTGCACCCGCAGAAGAGTCATGCGGCCGCGCAGCAACGGTACAGCGAATGCGTGCCTGCCTGAATAATGGCAGTCGAGAGCTTAACGTGGGAGAATCAGGTCTTACCACTTTGCCAGACTGTTTACCCGCGCATATTACAAAACTGATTATTCCTCATAATAATCTGACCCGCCTGCCAGCGCTGCCGCCAGGACTACGGTTGCTGTCGGTCTCTGGTAACCCACTGACCCGCCTGCCGGCGCTGCCGTCAGGACTATGGTCGCTGGCGGTCAATAATACCCAACTGACCCGCCTGCCAGTGCTGCCGCCAGGGCTACAGTTGCTGACGGTCACTGATACCCAGCTGACCGACCTGCCGGCGCTGCCGCCAGGACTACAGATGCTGTTGGTCCGTAATAACCCACTGACCAGTCTGCCGGAGCTGCCGTCAGGACTACAGACGCTGTGGGTCACTGATAGCCGGCTGACCCACCTGCCGGAAAGTCTCATTCATCTGTCCTCAGCGGCAACCGTAAATCTGGAAGGGAATCCACTGTCTGAACGCACTCTGCAGGCTCTGCTGGACATCACCAGCGCGCCTGACTATTCAGGCCCCACGATACACTTCAACATGGCGGGAGCCTCCGCCCCCCGGGAAGCCAGGGCACTGCACCTGGCGACCGCTGACTGGCTGACGCCTGCCCGGGAGGGGGAGACGGCCCCTGCAGACAGATGGCAAATGTTCGGACAGGAAGATAACGCCACCGCCTTCAGCCTCCTCCTGGACAGACTGAGTGAGACGGAAAACTTCAAAAAGGACGCAGGCTTTAAGGCACAGATATCGTCCTGGCTGACAGAACTGGCTGAAGATGAGGAGCTGAGAGCAAGAACCTTTGTCATGGCAACAGAGGCAACCTCAAGCTGCGAGGACCGGGTCACATTTTTTTTGCACCAGATGAGGAATGTACAACTGGTACATAATGCAGAAAAAGGGGAGTACGATGATAATCTCGCGGCGCTGGTTGCCGCGGGGCGTGAGATGTTCCGTCTGGGAAAACTGGAACAGATTGCCCGGGAAAAGGTCAGAACGCTGGCTCTCGTCGATGAACTTGAGGTCTGGCTGGCGTATCAGAATAAGCTGAAGAAACCACTCGGGTTGACCAGCGTGACGGCAGAAATGCGTTTCTTTGACGTATCCGGCGTGACGGTTACAGACCTTCAGGCCGCGGAGCTACAGGTGAAAGCCGCTGAAAAAAGCGAGTTCAGGGAGTGGATACTGCAGTGGGGGCCGTTACACAGCGTGCTGGAACGCAAAGCGCCGGAACGCGTTAACACGCTTCGTGAAAAGCAAATATCGGATTATGAGAAAGCGTACCGGATGCTGTCTGACTCAGAGCTGAAACCGTCCGGGCTGGTCGGTAATACCGATGCAGAGCGTATTATCGGAGCAAGGGCGATGGAGAGTGCGAAAAAGGCATTTCTGGATGGCCTGCGCCCTCTTGTGGAGGAGATGCTGGGGAGCTATCTGCAAGTTCAGTGGCGTCTTACCTGATGCACCAGGCGAATGCGGTGCGACAAAGATATTCCCGGCCAAACAATATCAGGCAGCACTAATGATGCACAGGTGAAATAGGGGAGCCTTCTCCAGTCAGGACATAACCCAGTTAGATTTGTGCGATGACAATGTATCGCCCCGGGATAGCGAGAATACGTTCGAATTAAATGTGTGATTCATAGACATCGTTTCAATTTTCTCAGTTCAAGTTCAAGCTTGTAATTTTGTTCCTGCATATGCTCTTCGCTGGGCTGATAGTTTGCGTGAACAGCATCAGAGTATGGCGTTTGCTCAGCAAGTTCGAAGTAGCGCTCCATCGGCGTTTTACCGTTGTGAGCGCTATGAGAACGTTCCCAGTTATAGTAATGCTGCCATTCTGCCAGCAGCTCCTTCAGGTCATCAACAGAGGGATCCACAGTGGCGTAAAACTCAGCTTTGTCTGTTTTTTGGGAACGTTCAACTTTGCCGTTAAGATGAGGCGAAGCTGGTTTATTCGGACGAAACTTTATGCCGTATTCTTTCAATCTTTCCTGTACCTTAACGGCAAAAAACTCTCTTCCCCTGTCTGTCTGAAAGCGCTGTATCGGGAAAGGCATTTCTTCAATAACACAATCAATAAAATCCAGTGTGCTTGCAGCCGTGCGACGAGAGTAGAGCCTCAGGACTCTGTAGCGAGTGCAATCATCAACAGATGTGTACTGATATAAGCCAGGCCCAATTTTGCAGGTATCCATCTGAACCCGATCACCGGGAACAGGGCGTTCGTAGCGAATGAAATCAGCTTTACGCCGGAATTTAACAACAGGTTTAACCTGATTTTGGCAAAGGACTCTGTGGATTGTTGCCATTGCCAGTGAGATTGAATGAAGACGTTTTAACTCGCTTTGAATCCGTCTTGCACCCAGATTTCTCTGGGTACGTAACTCCAGAATCAGATCGACTTCGCCAGCGCCGGTTTTCGTTGATAGTGAGTGTTTAGGGCGACGGCTTTGGTTTTCCAGACCAGCAATGCCCTGAGCCAGATATCTGCGCCACCATTTACGCAATGTGGGCCGAGAAATGCCACAGCGACGGCATACGAACCCCGCATCACCGGACGTTTCATAGAGTTTTACCCACTGTAGCCGCTGCTGAGTTTCTCTGTTCATAGTGAGGCATTATAGTGAAACGATGTCTATGAATCACACAGATTAGGATATGCAGTTTTCGCCGGAGCCATAAAAATCGTTTTTTGCATATTCATACAGAATCGGGTGCCGTGCAACAGTTCACGTAATCGATTTCTCATGCCTAATTTCACCAGCAAGCGGTACTTGTCTTGCCAGATTTGTCTCTCCCTTGCATTCAGTCGTCCACAGAGCGCTGACAGTCTTCCCCGGCCACGGTAAACCTCCTCAAGCAGACGCTGCTGGGCCGGACTCACTCCACATGCCAGAATTTCCCTATGCATCAGCAGTGACATGTAGTGCATCAGCTGCTTTGGATTATTGAATATTTGGGGAACTTCCAGAAAACCTGTTACCGGGGTCGGATATAACAGAAAATTGTCCAGCTTTAGCATCGTTTGGCGACGCGTTCCGCCGTACCATTGATTTCCTTGTTTAATCTGTATAAGCATCTCTGTTAGTTCCCGCTGTTGAATCGCCGGGATACCTCCATATACCTTTAGTACCAGATGGTCACTAAAAAACAGTTCATCGCTGATGACCAGAACCGGGTGATCCAGGAGCGCTTGCTTCAGGGCGTAAAATAAAAAAAGATGTTCACGAGGGCGCAGACACAATACTAACGTTGCTTGCGGCTTTCGGTACAGTTGCTGCAACAGAGCTGGCAGTGCGTACGTAATTTCATATTCACACGCAGACAGAACTGACCTGGCCAGATGTGCCACGGCGGTAGTTATCGGCCAGCAGTCACCATAAATAATAACCTGGCGGGCTGGTGTCGGGTTATAACTCATCATCCTAATCCTCCTTTTTCAGGATTTTCCCGGCATGTCTGTTACTGCACAGCCTGTTCCACAGTTCATTCGCCTGTGTCTTGTCACCATTCCCCACCCGGTATTTCGTTAACGGTGGTGCTGCGCCCCGTTCCTGTCGGGTCGGTACAGGGTTTTCAAGAATACGAATGATATAGATCTCATAACGCCGAGCTTTATTGAACAGTGTCTGGTAGCGGCACACGCAGACCACCCGCGACGCTTTATTTCTCAGGTAGGAGATCAGATAGCTGGCCCGCCTTGCGGTGATGTGAAAGGCCTCGGATATCTGCCCACGCTGAACCCAGCCCTGCTGTTGCAGGCACCAGTGCGCCACAATGATATACAGGGGAGCCCCGGCGTACTGGCGAACACTCTCTGGAATAAAACAGGTATCATGATTTGTCTGGGCTGGATAATGAATGTCCTTACCTCCGGCTGCGTACAGTTTCTTCTTTTGCGTATTGTCAGAGCACATAAAAACCTCGTCATCATGATTAACGAAAAAACCAGTGCTAATTAGTCAAGTAATTATTTGTGATTATTATTTTGTTACCGGAATAACGGGGTTTATTAGTAATAGCTCACTTTTACCGTTACCTGTGCATTATATTTTCCGGTTTTTACCTGTTTCCCTGTTGAAGACAGAGTGGCAGTATATTGTTTATTTACTGTAAACGTACCATTATCAAATACACCCAATTGATTGGCTGGATGGTTTTCTGGCTGTAATACATCTCCAAACATAACGACGTGACCAGCAGGGTCAAATATTTTTAGCTGCAGGCCATTATCTTCACCGTTTATATTTTTCAGTATAATAGCGTGACCGTCAGAAGACGGCGCTCCACCACTGGCAACCGAAAATGTCACCTTCAGAGGGAGATTGAGATGAAAAGAGTAACGGTTTCCGTTTGTGGTAACGACTTCATACTGCTCCTGGAGATTTCCTGTATTACAGCCGCTGTTGCTGTTAACGCTGGCCCCGACGGTAAAAGAACGGTGCCTGGAAAGCGAAGCGTCAATATCTGATGTCAGCAATGGTCCAAAATCTACTTTGTTTGTATTCAGCGAAGTCTTCACAAAACATGTCGGAACATATTGAATTCGGAGTGCATCAGTAGTAAGAAAAAAACCACTGTATGAACCATGATATGGGACAAGTTTAAATGTGGTTAACGATGGCACAGCATAAAAACCCGCTTTAGGCGCGCTTGCAAGATACAGCTCCACAATGATATATACGGTCCTGTTTTCAGTTGTACCGGTATAACTGGTGCCTATAGGCGCAAATTCATCTGCCCCGATGGGGTTCCACGATTCTTCATTATTATTACTGGAATCCCGGACTCGGAACTTTAACTGCATTCCTGCGCCCTTCAATGCGTTTTTTAAAGGAGCAAAATCACCCAGCCGGGTTATACTTACCCGTGTCGGGCCTCCGGAGTTCGTGCATTTATAATTGATACGATACTCAGGACTTGTATACAAAGGCCGACTTAAGTCAGGGGTTATCCCGGGTGTAAAACTGACTGAAGGGGGTAAATGTATTCTTACAGCAGACTGCTGACCGTTCCAGTCAGTACATATCGCTGTTGCTGCATACGCATACCCTGATCCTGCCAGAACACACACCATCAGCAGCCACAGCGACAACAGGTTCAGTCTGCGGGTTAGCGTAAACGATGCGCGTATATCGTGTGTTTTTATGGTTCCGCTCCCTGCCTTAATCATGAATACGCTCCCGGAACATGCATTTCCCCGCCGTACAGGTAAAAAGGTTCATTCTCATTGCCCCGTAATCATCTACATTACCCACCAGTATCCGGTCCGTACCGGCAGGTAGGACGCCATTCACCAGCAGAGATGAAAACGGCGCCACCATCGTCCCTTCCTTAAAGCCTGTCAGCTTCTGCTTCGGACTTTGCCCCAGCCAGATAAGCGTGATGTAATATGGCGTTGGATTTTTCAGCGTCAGTGACCTGCCGCCGGACCCTACCTCCAGCATCTTTTCCGGCGAAGCGTTACCCTCCGCGGCCAGCGCGGGCGGGCGCAGAAACAGCTTCAGTTGGCTCTGAGTGGCAAGCTGCAGGATATTTTTGTTTTTGTCCTTCGGTGCAGGCGGAATTTCTCTGACGTTAAAATAAAACAGGCTTTCCCGGTCTGTCGGTAGCGGGGGGGAGCCTGAGTTTTCCACCCGCATAATTCTGACCCGGGATTTTTTCCCTGCATCGATGCGCTGCAGCGGCGGCAGCGCTATCAGTATATTCGTTGCTTTCCCCCCGCTATCCTCTATCCAGGATTGCGCCAAAAAGGGCTGATCACGGCTCTCATTACTCAGCCCGACGGAGACTGCTTTCGCATCGCCGTTCATGATTATCCGGGTTCTGTCCACATTAATGGCCGCCTGGCCGGCGGAAGACCATGCCAGTACCAGGCTGGCAAGAAGTCCCGCTGTCTGTCTGATGTTCACCTGTATCCTCCGTAAGAATGTGTTGTAGACCTGACAGTAGATCACCGGCAGGGCAGGAGTAGCGCGCCCCGGCTGAGATTCGCGTTTTCCGGCAGAGACAGTCGGCACTGCGGCCTGCCGCCCCACGTCACGACCAGATTATTCCGGTCTGAATCATCTATGCCCGTCAGGTAGACCAGACCGTTATCACCCGCCATCCCCGCCGTTTTCCCACTTTTCTCCGATACGACCTGCGCGCCAAATGGCGGGGTTGTGCCATCAGCCAGTCGGATATGCCCGAAAATCTGCTTCCCCTGGCTGGTCCGGATATGCCGGTAACCGACGGCCCCTTCTGTCAGTACCAGGCTAATGACCGGGTCAGATACATCCACGCCCTGCGGCAGCCTGGACACATCCACGGAGATGTCGCCCGGGCGGTAACTGCTTCCTGCGCTGACTACCGCGACCCCGAAGTGGTTGGTCACGCCACTATTGCCGTTAACTGGCACCCCGGACACACTTCCGGTATCAATCATCATCCGTGGCTCATCTCCGGCCATCGACTGGCTGAACGCGGCGCCATGTGCCGTGGCGGTCAGTGAGCCATACCAGTTCAGCCCCAGACTGCGATACTGGTCGGGCTGCAGGCTGGCATCCGCGCTGGCCTGGCCCCACGGTAGACGGCTCTGGATACTCCCGCTGAAGCTGTTACTGCTGTCTCTGTCATATCGGTTGTAGCCAGCGCTGATGTTCCATGAGGTGTCCGGACTATGGAAATCGCTGTAGTTCACGGTCTGCTGCATACTGCCCTGATTATCCTTTTGCAGGCTATAACTCACCTGGCGACTCTCCCCCCAGGGGAGGCTGACTGAGAAGTAAACCTGGTTTTGTGTCAGGTTGTACGCCGTCTGGTTACGGGACAGCGAGAGCGACAGATTAACGCTACGTATGGACCCAATATCCATTGACTTACTGAGCGACAACGTCCAGTTATTGTTTGAATCAGCATTCCAGTAGCTGAGACGGCTCATGGAAAGCGAGGCATTCATGTTCAGGGCTGACAGATACTGGTTCCAGCTTACGGAGTAGCTCTGCTTTTCATCCTCCAGGTACTCCCCGTCATACACGGAGCGCGCCAGATACTCTTGCAGGGACATAAAGTGTCGATCAGAGAAACGGTAACCGACGAATGCCAGGGTGCTGCCAGTGCTGTCAAACGTTTTGGTATAGTTAACGCGGTAGCTGTAACCGGTTTGGTGCGGCGTGGATACTGAAGATAGCCGCGCATCTGAGCGGGTGACATCCACCGATATCGCGCCGAGGAGCCCCATGTTCTGCGCCGCGCCCAGCGCAACGGACTGGTAATCGCCGATAGAGGCAATGACGCCGCCGTACAGCGATGTGTTATTAAATGCTCCCCATGTGGCCTCACCGAGCAGAAAGTCGGGACTGGCCGTACTGTTGTTATGCGTTCCGCCATACAGCGGACGTCCAGCGGCCATCTTATAGCGCACCTGTCCCTGACGGGCCATAAAGGGCACACTGGCCGTGTTAACTTGCCAGGTCCGGACGTTGCCGTCGCTTTCGCGCACCGTTACGTCAAGATTGCCGCTGATGTTCTGACTCAAGTCCGGCAGCACGAACGGTCCTGGCGACACCCGGGTTTGGTACAGAATGCGACCATTCTGGCTGACGGTCACCTGCGCATTACTGTTGGCAATGCCGCTGATTTGCGGGGCGTATCCCTGCAGGGAAGGCGGAAGCATTCGCTCATCGCTGGCCAGGGTGATGCCGGCAAAACGGAAAGAGTCGAAAATGGCGGAGCTGAGATAGGTCTGGCCAAGCGTCAGTTTGGAACGCAGCGACGGTAGCGGGCGGAACAGATATGTTTGCGGCAGATAAAAATCAGACTGCACGCTGCCGTCTCCGCTGTCATAACGGTTGTACTGGTAATCGCTGCGTAGACGCCAGGCGCCGAGGTTAAATCCGGCAGTACCGTACAGGCTGTAACTGGTAGAGGTGTCTCCCTGATGCGGCATATACCGGTTCGCCATCAGGTTATAGTCCAGCAGAACTGCCGTGACGCCATCACTCCAGCGGGGTGGGGGCACCCAGTCCGGGTTCTGATATTCCATCCATGCCTGGGGCAGGGTAACGGACAAGGACTGATTATCCGGGCTGTATATTATTTTACTGTCCGCAGTATTCAGGTTCAGACACTGCCCGCCGGTTCCCCTGACGGGTGCGAGCAGTTGGCGGTTCTCCTCTTTCAACCCGAGCATGGCTACCAGCGCAGGGGAGATACAGAACCGTGATCGCCTGTCGTCGGTCTCCACCACACTGACTTTATACTGATTGCGAATGAGTCTGTCGTTCAGGTAAATATCAAGCAGGTAATCCCCCGGCGCGACGTAGCCATCCCGGCTGAAGGCGGATAGATCCACGCTGCTGTGGTCACTGTTTTTAAGAAAACCGGCGCTAAATTCCGTCGCCCCTATTGGCAACGTCAGTATATTCAGAGTAATTAGCAGTGCCAGCCGGGTCAGTTTCATGGTATGAGTCGCTGTCCGTGTTACCTGAACAAATTAAAATCCGCCGCTGCTGATATAAACCGCTCCGTGAAATATCAGCTCATCACTGAAAAAATAAACAGCTCCGGCGTCCGGGTATACCCGATAAATGAGCAGCGAAACTGTTTATTAATATCTGAAAATAAATATCGGGCTGCAGGCCGTATCAGAAATATTTCAACTTATAGGTGACGGTGGCACCGACAGATCCCTGAGAGGCTGCTCCGTCAACGGTTATCATACGTGCGAAGAAATTCAGCTTATTGGTTGCCGAAGAGGTATCCAGCGTAATATCACCTGCTATAGGTGCCTTGCTCAGGTCCACAGGAGTAACGCCATCACTTTTCAGAAGCTGAATAGCCACATTAGTAGCAGGATTGCTTGCAGTATTTGCTATTTCTCCTTTAGTTAAATCACCTCCCTGCGGGGGCAGAACACCCGGGAATGTGATGGCCACTTTTGAATAGTTGGTGGCACCCGTGTCTGGAGTATTTCCGAGGTCCTCAAATGAACATCCGGTCAGATTGATGGTAACTGGAACCGGACTGGAGTACTTGTTTGCTGCTGATAGTGATTTCATACTGACCTGACCCAGGTCTACTTTGATGTTCTGGCTGTCCGGCACAATGCTGCACGGCGCATCAATGACTGAGCCACTGAAGGTCATCGTCCCCCCGCCAGCGTCAGTGGTGGCAATAGTGTTGGCAGCAAAAGCCGAAGTGCCGCCCATCATGCCTACAGCCGCCATGGCAAGTATTATTTTATTACGCATAGATAATATGTCCTTTAAGAGAATGAGAATTATTGAGCACAGGCTGAAAAAAGAACTGAAGATATTAATGAGAAGCGTTCAGATAAAACTGACATTCACAATTAATGCCTGAAGGCAACAAACGTGTCTGAACCGATCTCTGGGGGCTGCTATTTCAGCTAATGCCTGGATAGTTATAAGAAAAGTCTCATTTAACTTAAAATAATAAAAATAGATCGTTACGATCGATGTTTATGATCGTAATTTAAGAATAATCATCAAAGAAACACTTTTTAAAAGAATTATTAGTATGGGGAATGCCTTGATTGTAGATATTCACTGCGGTTATGAAATATTTTGTAATATTACAGATGAAATATATCTTTTATTTTTTTGAAGCGGCTAAATATTATGAATGATAGTTTTGAACAGACATTAAAACAGCAACGATAACAGTATTAAATCTTGTAATGGAGGCGGTGTCAGGCTATTAACTCTAACGTATTAATATTTATAAACTATGCTGGTAGAAATGTGATAAAGGTTAATCACGAAAACGACATATTTCTTTAATTGTGATAACCATCACGATATGCCGTCATTTTCCTCGCGGTACTGAACACAGTATGAAACTACAACACTAAACGTTATGTACTTGTCAGAAGGGCAAAAGATCAGAACTGTATCTTTTGTTAACTTGTCCTCTTCTTACCCATATTGAATAATCGAATGCTTAAATGTTACAGCGTTGGCAACTATAAGGCCTGCCGCGATGCAATCTGGTGAGGTCAGGACTCGTGGTAAGCGAATTTATTGATCGTTTTACTCGATGAATTTGTTTTAAAGACAGGAAGTGGACTGGTTATCAGACGTACTGAATGCTGGAATACTCAAAGAAAGAAAAGATGCCGACTCTGGAAGAGTTCTTCTGTTTTCGGTGAGAAGAAAAGCCTTATTGCAGCAGATGAGAGAATTTCATACAACAATCTCTTTAGTTGTGAGTAGAGGGCCGCGGCTTCGTAGCGCCACTCAAAAATGCGCATAGTTTTTCACCAGTCGTCAGTTTCTCACTGGGCGTTTTCCCGAGTGAGGTCTTAGTCATGACGATGGCAGGCCCAATAAGCATAGACCATACATTGCTCTTGTCTTGCTCAAGAGAGGTGATGGTAAGGAACAGCGATTTATCTGAAGGAAAGTGGTGCCGGGTATTAAAAAGTCTCAACCAGGCGCGGGATTGCCTGTCTGCCTGTGCTGACCGTGTGTCGAAACGGCATAGTATTTTCAGTGCGGAGATACCTACAATGCATAACCCCAGGATAAGGTGATTCCCAACGTTTACGATGACGCCAACGCCGAAAAGCATGAGAGCAAATGACAGTACGTTATCTACTCTCCGGGTAAGGGTACAGTGCAGTTTTTCCAGATAGTACCGGTAGAGAATTTGATAACTGATTTCATCCTTGCTCATACGTCTCCAGATGGTTTTTCGATTACGCGCCGGTACGTTTCCGGAGCCTGACAGATTTGGCAATTATGCCACACTTTCTGGAGGGTATTAATTAGACAGAATATAAATAGTAGACAGATATGTTGATTTTTTACCCGAAATCACTTTGAACATTATTTTCCTGCTCCAGGAGATTCAGCTGTAGAGGGTGCGTATCAAAAGTTCTCGTGCCGACAAGAGTGGGCAGGCAACCTCGCAGTCAGAATCTCGTTATCGGCTCTTATGAAAATCAATAAGTAAATAAATTTGCAACGGGGGTGGCTATTTTTTGAAAGCAAGGTGGCGTTAACAGGGTGTAACTATACATACATATCCAAAAGGAGAACTACCGTGACTAAAATAAGTCTGTCCTCACAATTTCATAGAATCCATAAAAGTAACGTCGAACCTGTAAACGAAAAAAAAACGGAGAAAAACATTTTTGCAAAAAGTATTACTGCCGTTAGAAATAGCGTTATCAGCCTGTCTACGAGTCTGTCAGATCGTTTTAGTCTGCACAAGCAAACAGAATCGTCGGCTACCCGTTTTCATCGTGGGAACGCTTCTGAGGGTAGGGCGGTATTAACCAATAAAATTGTTAAAGATTTTATGCTACACAAGCTCAATAGCCTGGATATCCAGGGTAATGCGAGTAAAGATACAGCCTATGCTCGCCAGACATGCGAAGCCATGTTATCCGGGGTGTACAGCAATAATAAAGATAAATATTGTAACTTACTCATCAGTAAAGGAGTCAGTATAACGCCTTTTCTGAAAGAGATTGGTGAGGCTGCGCAAAACGCGGGGCTACCAGGAGAAACAAAAAACGACATATTTACTCCAGGCGGGGCAGGGGCGAATCCTTTTGTCATTCCTCTTATCGCTTCAGCGAGTATGACGTATCCGCATATGTTTATAAATCATAGTCAGCAGGTGTCTTTTAAGGCATATGCTGAGAAGATCATTATGAAAGAAGTTACGCCGTTGTTTAATGAGAGGTCGATGCCGACGCCACAAGAATTTCAGTTAACGGTGGAAAATATTGCAAGTAAATACCTTCAGGATGCCTCCTGAAGATAGCAAGCATAACACTGTTAATTTTTGTGATTGATAGTAGATTTGCTTACACAATTTATTTTGGGCGACGCGTTTAACTAAACCTCGTCCTCTTTATCTTGCTATAGCAATCAAAAAATCATCTTCACAATTTAAAGTAATCGTTATTAATCTAAATACCTCCATAACCAGACTGTCTTTTTAATCACATTCCATACTGTAAGGTTTATGATATCTGTACATGGATGATGTATCGGTAAGGATTAATGGTCTGTTAACTGTCAGGAGAGGTTATGCCGCCTTTAAAAAAATTTATGCTGCCCCTGATTTTGGGGATGATAGTAGCCACAGCGTCGACACCCGCAATGGCGCTGGTTTGTCTTGCAAGTCACTCAGCTAAAGAGTGCGCTGAAGCCTGTGGTGTCGATATGTTGTTTATATTCCCGTTATGTTTTTAAGATGAAGGAATATTAAACATGAACAGGCGATATTGAATAACTGGCTGCGCCAGGGGATAACGCGCCCTGGCGCAGTCAGTTATATTTTATTGCGATGATAATAAAATTTATTCTCTACTGTTGAAATACGCTAATTACAACAGAGTACGTTTACTAAGCAAAAAAATCTGCATACGCTATCCTTTTATATCTGTCCAGGATAATGAACGACAGGAAAAACATGGTACAACCTGAAGAGATTTATCAGCGAATAGAGGGAAAGAATTGGCGGCATGTCTGGGTGATCGGCGATATCCACGGCTGTTTTTCACTGTTAATGAAAAAGTTACGTGAGTGTCGATTTGATCCGCAACAAGACTTGCTAGTTTCTGTGGGCGATATTATTGATAGAGGCCCGGACAGTCTACGCTGCCTGGCTTTACTGCGCGAGCCCTGGATGACGGCGGTTCGCGGCAATCATGAACAAATGGCGCTGGATGCGCGGGCCTCATCGCAGTCGACGCTGTGGTTGATGAATGGTGGCGACTGGTTTACCCGCCTGACGACTGAACAGGCTGCGCAAGCTGAAGTGCTTTTTATCCTTTGTCAGCGGCTGCCCTGGATACTGGAAGTTCGCTGCCGCCATAGCACGCATGTGATCGCTCATGCTGATTATCCAGCGTCAACCTACCAATGGCAAAAAAAGGTCGATCTACATCAGGTTCTCTGGAGCCGCGAACGGCTCATAAATAAGCGCGGCGGGATTAGCGGCGCCGATCATTTTTGGTTTGGCCATACGCCGTTACGTCGGCGCATGGATTTCGCCAACGTACACTATATCGATACGGGCGCGGTATTTGGCGGGCAATTGACGTTAGCGCGGATACAATAGCGGCATCAGCGAGCAGGATTAAAAGTCGCTATATTGCTGCGCAGGTCGCCAGAAGCCGTCGATAAAATCCTCCACCGGAAAACAGCCGCCGTGGCGAATACGTTGATCGTCCATCGAATAAAGACAGCGCTGCTCGGTATCGTAGATGTCCACAACGATATCCTCGCATCCTCCCTCCAGGTAACACACAAAAAGTACCAGCGCGAACAT